ATGGCTGATAATCAGTATTTGTTTGTTTCCGTTTTGCCTAAGCAAAAGTTATCGCAGACTATATATTATTATAATAATGATTATATAGTCAATGTTATATTTATAATATAAGTATATAGGGGTGTGGGGTAATAAAAAGTTTGCCCACCTCTTTTGCAAGGTGAGCAAGCATTTACTTAAACATTTTTCCCATACCAGTAAGTAGCCATTCGGCACTTACGCCATACTCCTTAACCATAGGATATAGCCAGGACAACTGGAACCATCCTCTATCCATATCCTTTCTTTGAGCTAAGAAATTGCGCCTGTCAATATCGTATAGGATACAATATGTGTTCACGCCACGAATTGTACCCATTGCGATTATGGCATCCAATGAGCTATAGAACCGCTCCATGATGCTCTTTGTTATCTGAGTATTAGTTCTCTTTCTGCTCATCTTCCATTTTTATAATTTTCGTCATGTCTTTGTCAAACGTATAGCGTACATTACATATCTCCATGCCACCAAAAGAATTTTTAGCACGGTATTTATGTGAAACTTCCCATCCAAGTGTATCATAAGGATTAGTTCCGTGATTCAAAAAATATTCCTTAATTTGATTCATTTTTGAATTTACACTATCAATAGGAAACTCCCCATTCTTTGCACGCCTTATGGTCTCTATATAAGCCATACTCATAGGTGTTATTATACCAGGCTTTCCCATTTTTATATTTTGGTAACTATCAGGGTCTTTCAAGTGTTCCTCCAGATACCTGTCTATCTCTCTTTCGTAATCTTTTTTGCAGCTTGTAACACACGCTACAAGTAAAAGTAATGCTATTAATTTTCGCATAGTCTACCAAATATCCTTAAATCATCACGCAATTCGTTTAGTGCTTCTACAGGCTTATTTTCAATCTTTGCCTTAGTAGTTGCGCACTCAATCGTTTTCAGTTCCTCAAACGCAAAATCTGAGGACAATTCATTACCTGATGTAATTGTCTGTAATGCCTCTTTATAGAGTTCAATCACCATCCTATAATATTTCTCCATAATACTATTTGTGTAGTTGTTCAATTATTGTTATTAACCTATCCATTTGTTCCTGGCTCTTTGTTAGCTGTTGCTGAGCCTCTTTAGTAAGTTCCCTTTGGGCTGTAAGCTCATTCAGGAATCTCTCTACCGTGGAGCTAAATGTGATATTGTTCCCATTTCCTGATATTTGGGTATTCCCATTACCCATCGCAGTCTGTGAATATTCTGCATCATCAACTCCTTTCAACATATTACCAATACCAGTTTTCAGCCAATTCATATCCAATTCTGGATAAGTCTCTGAGATTTTTTCCTCAGACTTTTTGCTGATACTGTAACCTACTTTGTTCACAAAACCCCTCGCAAGGTTTGCGCTCTCTTCAAATTTGAGCTGCCCTATCCCCAGGTGTTTAATGAACTGGATTAACCGATCTTTTACTTTGCTCATAAATTCTGATGTTTTTTCCGTAGAATACTTATTTTTTATTGCAAAATTGGTGCAAATATCAGAATAAGGATGAAAATTTCTCAGATTTTCCTTGTTGGTCTGAAAATTTATCCGTATCTTTGCGCCAAGAAAGTTACTTACACGATGCAAATATAGCAAAATTGTGTCTAATAAACATACAAAACCAGTATAAAATGGAGAAAAGTAAGTTTAGACAGATCTATGATAGCTTGCCCACAAGGGCTGCTAAAGCACCTAAAACGGTATGGGTTGAGCGCATGGCAGAGATCTGTATGGTGTCTGAAAAGACAGTGAGGTGTTGGGTGTATGGCACGCAAAAACCTGATGCCATAAAGTTATCAATCCTCTCTAAAGAGCTTGGAATACCAGCAAGCGAATTATTTGTTTAACAATCTAAATGCAACACCGATTATGAAACAAGAAACATTATCAAATGCGATACAAGGAGGTATTTCCCTTGTTCTCGCTATCGTCAGTCTGATTTTAGCTGTGGGATATAGCGCATGGTGGAATCTTTTTACCGCTGCTGCCTGTTTAGTTATATCCTGGATTTTCTATGTGGATGATGCCTATGGCATTGAAAGCGTGCGTACTTATTTGAAACGTAAAATGAGGAAATAAGTATGATGGTTGCTCTGGAACTTTTTGAACTGAAAAACCTCTGTATGGAAATGGCAGAGCTTGGTGTTGCTACATACGTAAAAAGCCAGGCACCAGCAAAGGATCTCATATCCCAGAGGGAGGCATACAGGCTCTTTCAGGAGCAAAGGGTAAAAAGGTGGAAACAGATAGGGCTTGTTAAGCCTATACGCATGGGAGAAACCAAGCGTTCAAAACTGCAATACTCCAGAGCAGAGCTACTTGCTGCTGATAAATCCGAGAAAATGAATTTTTTAATTAACAAATAAATAGTTATTCTATGAGCATTACACTGAAATCATTACACCTGGTGAATTTCAAAGGTGTGCGTGATCTGGAGCTAACTTTCCATGATGGTGATAACATGGTATGTGGAGAGAATGGTACTGGAAAAACAACCCTATTTGATGCGTTCACCTGGCTGCTGTTTGGTAAGGACAGTAAAGACAAGTCAGACAGTAATTTCAACATTAAGACACTCGATAGCAACGGTTGTCCTATACTAAGGCTGGAGCACTCTGTTACTGGTATCTTGGATGTTGATGGTAAGGATCTGAAATTAGAGCGTAGGTACCAGGAGGTGTGGGAAAAACCGTCTGGAACTACTATTGAGAACCTGAAAAACCATAAGACGGTATTTCTTATTAACGATGTAAAACAACCTACAAAACGTGATTATGATGCGAAAATAAACTCTGTGATAGCCGAGAATGTGTTTCGCATGATTACTAATCCGTTCTATTTTACCAGGTTAAAACCAGAGGAACAAAAAGCTATGTTGCTTGACATGGCAGGAAATGTTACGGATGATGATGTGGCAAAGTTACAGCCTGAGTATGCAGAGTTCCTTGCTGCTTTGGAGGGAACTGCAATAATCGAAAAGGCAAATGAAGTATCTGCCAGAAAGAGTGCTTGTAACCAGGAGCTGAAACTAATCCCATCGAAGATTGAAACGGCTGAAAAGCTAAAACCAAACGAAGAAAATTGGGATGCCATCAACCGTGAGTTGGAGAACAAACGCAAAGCTCTCAAAGAAGTAGAGGCGTTGATGAAAAATGACAAGAGTTCAAAAAATGAACAATTATTCGAGCAACGCAACTCCATACAGCAACAGATTAATAAGAAAAAGGAGGAACAAACCAAACGTGAGGGTGCTCTGAAAGAAGCTGCTGATAAACAGTATTACAGTGATATTAACGCTGCCAATAACGCTGCCTCTCAGGAACGTATAAAGATCCAGGAACAAATTAACGCAAAGAACGAGGATCTAACTAAGCGTGAGGGAATTGTAAGACAAGAAACAGGAGCTGCCTATAACGAGGCAAAATCAAAAGTTTCCAATATCGAGGCGCAAATATGCTCTAAGGAGAAAGAGATAAAACAGCTCAAAGACAACAAGCCCGATCTTGAATCAGATGTAACTGACGCAAAGGCTAATGTGGAGGAAACAGAAAAATCACTCACCGAAAAAAACAACGAGATAGAGCTGCTTAGAACCGAGTACAAGAAAATCTACAATAGTACAGTTGCTTTCGGTGATGATGCCTTTATATGCCCTACTTGCAAAAGACCTTTGGAGGCTGATGATGTTGAGGCTAAGCAAAAAGAGCTGGAGCAAACTTTCAACTCTGATAAGGCTAAAAAATTGAAAGCCAACAAGGAAAAAGGTAAAGCGTTGTCCGACAAAATTAAAGACTTGGAAAAAACTCTGGAAAGCCAGAAAAAATCCCTGGCAAACAAGGAAAGCCATGTAATTGACAACGAGGATAAAACATCTAAATCAGAGAATGAACTTGTAATATTACGCACTGAGCTTGTTTCTGCTAAGGCAAACGTACCTGATGAGCCAGATTATAAGACAGCTATAATCAATGATAGCGAGTGTAAGCGTATCAGTAATGAAATATCCAAGCTGAAAGCCGAATATGATGCCGTTGTTGCTGTTGAAGTTGATAAGCCAGACTATAAGGCGATTGAGAAAGCTGATGCCGATCTTATTGCCATTAAGAATGACATAACAGAACTGCAAAACCAACTTGATGCAATCAAAGAGCCTGAGGTGTCAGACAACGATGGAAACGATGATATTATTCCGCTTGACACTCAAAAGGAAAATCTTGAAAATGATATTGCGGATCTCAATAAGCGTTTGGGTAAGAAAGATACACTGGAGCGTGCAATCAAGGAAATATCCAACCTGGAAAATGAACGTGTTGCCCTTAATGCTGAGGTTGCAGAACTGGAGGGTTGGGAGTATCAGGCTTTACAGTTCCAGAAAGCTAAGGATGCTGAACTGCTAAAGCGTATAAATGGATTATTCCAGATAGTTTCTTTCTCTTTCGTTTCCTCTCAGTTGAATGGTGGTGAGAAAATCACGTGTATGTGTACGGTTAATGGCACTCCATATCCAGATGTGAATAACGCAGGAAAGATAAACGCAGGACTGGATATTATAAATGCAATTTGTAAAGCAAATGGCATGTGTGCTCCGATATTCGTTGATAACGCTGAGAGTGTGAATAATGTGCTACATACGGATAGCCAGAAGATCTTACTTACTGTTACTAATGACAAAACTATAACCCTTAAATAAATATCAATATGGCAGACAAGAAAACAAACGTACCAGCTACAACAAATGGAGGTGTCGTACAGAAAGTAAATCCAAAAACAGATGCGTTAAAAGGCATTCTTAACGCAGAATCTGTACAGGAACAATTCAAGAATGCACTGGGCAAAGCGTCCAACACTTTTGTTGCGTCCGTGATAGATCTCTATAACTCTGATTCAAACCTCCAGATGTGTGAGCCTAAGGCTGTTGTTATGGAAGCTCTGAAAGCTGCTGTACTTCATTTGCCGATCAATAAAGCCCTGGGGTACGCATACATCATACCATATAATAACAGCTACACCGAAAAAGACCAGTACGGTAAAGATATTTTGGATGAGAGAGGTAACAAAAAGTGGTACAAAAAGATGGAGCCTACATTTCAGCTTGGTTACAAGGGCTACATTCAACTTGCAATGCGTACAGGTCAGTACCGCACACTTAATGCCGATGTAGTATATGATGGTGAGATTAGAAAGGTAAGCAAGCTAACTGGAGAAATTGCCTTTGATGGCGAAAAGGTGTCTGATAAGATAGCAGGATATTTCTGCTACTTTGAGTTGCTAAATGGTTTTAGTAAAACTCTCTATATGACGGTAGAGCAAATGGCAAAACACGCAAAGCGTTTTTCCAAAGGACTTAAAAAGGATGTTTCGGTGGAAAGACTGCTACAACTTGCTGCAATGCCTGTCAATGACGATAGTAAAACTGTAGGATGGTTGGGCAATTTCCATGCGATGGGCGTGAAAACTGTTGTTAGGAATCTACTTAGTAAATATGGCTATCTGTCCATTGAAATGCAAACAGCTATTGCGGATGATATGAGAAGCGAGGATTATGCCGATGCTCAGGAAATCAGAGAAGATCATCCACGGCTTGTTATTGAGGCAGAAAATGTAAAGACTATAGGAGAGGCTGCAAGTTCAAATAATAATACGGATCCAAATGCTGATCCTGGATATTAAACATGATAGATATGACACTACAAGTATTAGGAAGTTCAAGCCAGGGGAACTGTTATATTTTGGATAATGGTTCTGAGGCGTTGATCCTGGAGGCAGGAATAAGACCTAATGAGGTTAAAAAGGCTCTGGGATTCAATATCAGAAAGGTTGTAGGTTGTTGCGTAACCCATCAACACAACGACCATGCAAGATACTTGAAAGTGATGGCTGGGTTGTTCCACACTCTGGCACTGCCAGAGGTGTGGGCATCCAAGCAAGAAGCCTATTCAGATGGTTTGCACGCTATTGGCATAGTTCCAGGGCAGACATACAAGCTCGGAAATTTCTTGGCACTGCCATTCATGGTAGAGCATGATGTTCCTTGTGTAGGCTACCTTGTTAGGCATCCTGATATTGGGCAGTTATTCTTTGCAACAGATACCTGTACATGCGATTATGAGGTGCCAGGGCTAAATCACATACTGATTGAGTGCAATTATTCTGTAGATGCACTATCAAAGGCGATCAGAGAGGGGCGTACGGATCAAAGCCAGGTTGTAAGATTGTCTAAATCACACATGGAATTTACGTCTACAAAGGAATTTCTTGGCAGGAATGAGTTATCAAAGGTATCTGAGATAGTTCTTATCCACCTATCAGGAAACAACTCAGATAGAGAATTATTTGTAGAGGATATTCAGGCTATGACAGGGAAACCTACATACGCAGCATATCCAGGTATGAGGATAGATTTAAGCACCGTATGAGCAAAGCTAAGATCATCATAGAAAAAGTAGATGGGCTTTTTAACTTGAATAAAATCTATGCTTGGTTTATCCAGGCTCTGGATGGGATTTACCAGGTTGAGATTAAGAGAGTACGTAAGCCACGGTCAAACGGCCAAAACGGATGGTTGTGGGGATGTATATACCCTATGCTGCTGGATGGTTTGCTTGCTGCTGGTTGGGATTTCGTTAGTGTAGAGCAAGTTCACGAATTTTTCAAATCTCAAATGACTGCTGACAAAGTTGTAAATAAGCATACTGGGGAAATAATAGAGTTCCCTGGATCAACTGCAACGATGGACACTGTTACGTTCTCTACCTATTGCGAAAAGCTGAGAGAATATGCAAGAGAGTATCTAAGCATGGAAATCCCCGATCCTGATAAATATTGGAAGCTGAGAGGATGAAACTGATAGCAAATAACCTGGTTTCAGAATTGATACGCCTGTTGCCAGTAATAATAAACAGCGTACCTCCAGACAGGAGCCTGAGAGTTGCAAACGCTATCCGTATCACAAAGAATATTCTAAAACGATTGAATAACTTAAAAGACTTAGAAAATGAAAGTAATTGAAGTAACCGAGAAAGAGGTTAAGGCTGCTTTTGATGTAGCTAAGAGTGATGAAATGAAAGGCGTTCTTGCTGCTTTATTCTGCAAGGAGGATAAGGAAAAGCCTACGCTGGACGATTACAAGACAATAAAGAGCTATGAGGATGCTTGTGAGGCGTTGGGTGTTAAGCCTATTGCTACAACAGATGACAGTGAAGCGGAAACAGTTGTAGAAACTGGAGAACAACATTTTATTGCTCCAAAGCACTTGGTGGCTCTATACAAGCTGGAAACTATTAGCCGTGCCATGTGGGGTAGAAATTTCAAACCTGAGCCAGATGCTGATGGTAGCAAGTGGTACTATTATCCCTGGTTTGCATTGTGGACTAAAGACGAAATAGAGGAACGTAAGGATCAATTTGATGGTGCCTTGCTGTCTGCGTATGCGAGTAATGGTGCGATTGCTGGTTTCGGTTATCTGCATACGAATGATCGTTCCTCGAATTCGACTGCGCACATTGGGTTCCGCTTGTGCCAAGAAACGGAAGAAAAGGCTGCATATTTCGGAAAGACATTTATAAAGCTGTGGGCTGAGTATTTGCGTTTCAATTTCAATGTAGGAGATTACTATTATCACAAATAACAACAAAAAGTGAGATTATGAAAGAGTTAATGCTGGCTGATACGCCAATGGAACAAAGGGAGCAAATTCTAAGGGATTCATGCGACCAGATTGTAGAAAGATCCTACACACGTAAATTTAGCGGTGCAGAACTGGCTCAGAAACGTACAGAATACTGTGATGTTGCCGAGAGAGTTGGAGGACTAACCCAAGAGCTTGCTGAGGTTACTGCCGACATCAAGGGCAAAATCAAGCCGTTAAAGGAACGTATGGGCGGTTTGCTTGATGAGATCAAGGCTCGTGGCGAGTTCGTGCGTGGTGATTGTTTCAAGTTCGTTGATCAGGATGAGGGCAAAGTTGGTTTCTATGATACTAACGGCTACCTGGTAGAGGAGCGTGATATGACACCTGAGGAGAGACAGAGAACGGTGTTCCAGGCTATCCGTAAGACTGGTACAGACGATTAAGTAAATAACCATTAAAAACCAAAACAAAATGGAAGAAACAAAAGAGAAATCAGTAAGTGTAAATATTCAGAATTACACTGGTGAAAAACCTATTGAGGTAATCATTCGCAAGGGTGAGGCTGCAAAAGCGGTGGAACAACTGCCGACAAAAGCACCGATCAATACAAATGTATCAGGCGTTATCACTACGCCTTACGACTGGCTTAGCAAGCGTATTGGTTTGGTGGATCAGAAGCGTGCTCATATCCTTGTAGATCGTGAGAAAATGACAGTTACCCTTGTCGTAAATGAGGAGGATGAGTACACGAAAGGCACCATCATGGGTACCGTGGAAGTTACAGACACTTTCAAGTCTACAAAGATCAATGATACAAAGAGTGCCTGGGTTCCTGAGCGACTTGGGCAGTTCCTGAGGCTTAACAGAAGTTTGTTTACGGACAAAGAGGAGTGCATGAAGCTCGTATCATATCTGAAAAACTTTACCGCTAAGGCAAAGAGTGAGATCCAGAAACAAAAGGATCCAAACGGCTCCAGGGCTGATGTTTTCCGCCAGGAGGTAGAAAGCAATCTGCCAAAGTCTTTCACCCTTAATATCTCAATCTTTAAGGGTACTCCTAAAACCGCTATTGAAGTTGAGTTCGATCATTACCTCGTTGATGGCGAGTGTGTCTTACAGCTTGTATCTCCAGGCGCAAACGATATGGTGGGGGAGTTCCGTGATAAGTGTATTGATGATGTATTGGGAAAGATTATCAATATCGCTCCTGATATTGCAATAATGGAAATCTAACGTAACCAAATGAGGGTTGTGGGTAACAGATCAAGCATCTTAGCCCACCCCTCACTATCATAAGTCTATGGCAAAGAATAAAAAGATCCAGATGATGCCCTTTGACACCTCCGACTGGTTGAGGTGCCCAGAGCTAAAGATACTGCCTCCTGATATTAGGGGGTTGTGGATGGATATGCTTTGCTATATGTGGGAAAGCGTTGAGCGTGGAGTGATGGTAAAGCCAAATGGAGAGATATATACACATGATGGGGTTATTAGGCTGATAGGTAAAGATTCCTCAGGTTCTGACACATGGCTTGATAAGTTAATTATCGGTGGCGTATGTGCAGAACGTGAAGATGGTGCATTATACAGTAGGCGAATGGTAAGGAGTGCTGAGATAAGCCTGAAAAGGCGTGAAGCAGGATTGAAAGGTGGCACGACAACCAAGTCAAAGGTCTTTGATGTAAAACTGAAAAAGCCAAAGGTTAATGCTCCAGAAGAGACTGAACATCTATTTGACGATCCTCCACCTTTAACACCAGAGCAAAAAGCAAAGGCAGAAAAGGCAAAAAAATACAAGTATGCCGATTTCGTAACGCTTACAAGAGACGAGTATGCTAATCTATGCGGACAGTTCTCAGAGGAAGTAGCAAAACGAATGATAGAGATCCTTGATAATTACAAGGGTTCCAAAGGCAAAAAGTATAAGAGTGATTATCGGGCTATCCTTAGTTGGGTAGTAAAAGCGTATGACGAAGAAACATTAAAGTATGGAACTGAACGGAACAAAACTTACAGCGGATATGGCACTCAGCATAATCAGGGATCAACAGGCTCAGCAGTACAAGCTCAGCAAGGAGAAAGCCAGGGAGGAGCTGATAAAACACAGAAGAACTATTCTGAGAGGTTTTAGCTATGATCTGGAGGATCCTGAACAATTCAAGATACATTCCTCTCTGATAAAAGGCATAGGTGATAGCTACATGATGAGGGAGTTTTCTGAGTTTCAGATAGACGAGAACAACAGGGATGTATTAAGGTTTCTTATCTACTATTTCAATGGTTGCAAACTTGCTGAGAGCGTTTTCAACGATGAGGAATACAAGATACACAAAAATATCCTTTTGGTTGGCGAACCTGGCGCCGGAAAAACCATGTTAATGCAAGTTTTCTCCGATTACCTAAGAGCCATTAAGAGTGAGAGATATTTCCGCAATATCAGTATTACCCAGATGATGAACTACTACAAAATCAATGGGCATATAGACCGATATACATTCAATGAGCTTGCAGATCCTAAGGCGAGTGAGGGAACACCATTTGATGTGTGTCTTAATGATTTGGGGCTTGGTACTGAGAAACAGAAAAGTTTTGGAACTACGCTAACCCTGGTTACGGATGAGTTTTTGTTTGCAAGGTACGAGATATACCAACAGTATAACAAAAGATACCACATAACAAGCAACCTCACAGTTGCGGATCTGAAAAGCCGTTTTGAGGGGCGTTTGGTGGATCGTTTCAAGAGCTTTAATGTTATTGAACTCCACGGACAAAGCAGACGAAAATAATTTTTTACCAAGTAAATGTGTTTGATAAACATAAAACAAATAGCAATGAGACAAAATACAGAAAAGAAAAAGGTAATAATCACCTTTTGTAAGAAGTTCCCAGCCTCCCACTCCAGAGCTGGCGAGCTGACAGGATTTGAGCCGAAAATCAAAAACGGCAAAAAGATCCATACTATCAGAGCCGATAAAAAGGGCACCTGGAAAAAATGTCAGGGGGATATAAACTCAGGCAAAAAGTATCTCAGTATGAGAGAGTGGACTGGCAGACCGTATAACTCAGAGCAAAGGGAGTACGGACAGAGAGAGAGAATCGGGCTGCAATCTATCACTATGACTTACAACTCTGAGGATGCGCTGCCTCAGGCGTGGGTGGATGGAAAGAAAGTGCCAGTAGAAACGCTTGCAAAGAACGATGGGCTGAGCACTCAGGATTTTGTTGAGTGGTTTTTCGGTACTAAGCTCTACTCTGAGAATGTGTTTGAGGGAAAGATAATTCACATAACGGATTTCAGATACTGATATGGCAGAATATGTGAAACGACATATAAACGATTAGCTATGGAAATAAAAGGAAAAGTACACTGCTTCTTTGAGCAATCTGGCACGTTCAAGAATGAGTTTATTAAGCTGGGAATACCAGCCGAGGATTATGATATACAAAACAACTTCGGGCAAACAGACCATACGGATGATTTGTTTGCTGAGATTGAAAAAGCGTATGATGGTAAGCCAAGCCTGTTTGATAGAATAGCAAAAGATGATTTAGTGATGGCGTTCTTTCCCTGTATTTATTTCTCTGCTGTCAGTCAGATGCTCTTTGGGTGGGGTGCAAAAAATTATCGTAGATTGTCTGCTAAGGCAAAAGCCGATGAGATTATAAAGAGGGCTGGTAATCGTATCGTGTTCTACACGCTGCTGATAAAGCTGTATGCTCTGGCTGAGATTTTGGGGTTTAGGATGATAATAGAAAATCCCTGGTCGGAGCAAACATACCTAAAAGCAAACTTTGTTACCCCCCCCAATTTGGTAGATGAAAACAGGATGAGGAGAGGAGATTTTTTTGTGAAACCAACAGCGTATTGGTTTGTAAACTGTGAGCCTACACACGGACAGACATACCAATATGATAAGGTTAAGAAAACAATTCTATCCAGCAAAAAAGGATCAAGGGCTGGTATTTGTAGCGAGGATCGATCAATGATTAGTCCTGATTATGCAAGAAACTTTATCTGTGATTTTATCATTGGAAAGGTACAGGCTCACTCCCAGTTATCATTATTTGACAATTTACAAACATAATAGTTATTCAAATGGAAACAAATGCTACAAAAAGATCAGATTTATTCTGGATTGATCCACGAAATATAGACATCGTGGATGGTTTCAATGTTCGTAGGGAGTTTGACCTGGAGGAGCTGAAAGAGCAAATCAAGGCAAACGGTGTGCTTAACCCTATTACTGTTATCCCATATAAGGTGGATGGTAATGAGCGTTACAAGCTGGTGGACGGTGAGAGGCGTTTCAGGGCTACTATGCTTGCTATCAGCGAGGGGTGCGATATTCCCTACATTAAGGCTCTGAAAGCCCCACGTGATTCCTCTCCAGAGGCTCTGTATATAGAGCAAATGATGAGGAATGAGGGCAAAAAGTTCACTGAATACGAATGTGCCATAATGTTCCAGCGTTTCAAAGAGGAGTTTGGCTACAGCCAGGTACAAATTGCTGAGAAGTTCAAGAAAAGCCCTGCTTTCATAAGCAAGTGCCTCTCCCTGCTGGATATGCCAAAGGAGCTACAGGCTAAGATTGTGAACGGTGAGATTTCCATTAAGGCAGCGAGAGAGATAGCAGGAACCTATGAAACCGAAAAGGAACAAGTTAAAGCTGCAAGAAACGCTGTAAACACGGCAAAATCAGAGGGCAGATCTACTGCCACCAATAAGGAGGTTCTACGCTCGCTAAAAGAGGCGAAAGAGGCTAAGAGCATGGCAGAAGCACTTAGAACTATCTGGGCGTATATGGATGGTGTTTCAATGGTAGATATTGACACGTTGGCAAAGCTCCTGGATAGACACGAGAGCCTTGCAAAGGCAGCAAGAGAGTATAAAAAGCAAGTAAAACAGTAACCTGGTAAATATGCAGATTATACCATATATGTACGATACAACGCATTGCCCTCACATGGATGGAGTGATTATACTAAGCTCTGAATGTAGGTCTTGCAAGTGCTATGACGGTGAATGTATCACACAACATATCAGGTGTAAGTATGACGAAATAAGCAAATAACTATGTTGAATCAAGCATTATTTTCCTCTGCAAATGAGGTATGGGCAACACCTCAGGATTTCTTTGATAAGCTGAATGATGAGTTTGGTTTTAATCTTGATCCGTGCGCACTGCCTGAAAACGCAAAGTGTGAGAAGTTCTACACCCCAGAGATTGATGGACTAACGCAAAATTGGGGGGGGCATAGAGTTTTCTGTAATCCTCCCTATGGTAGAAAATTGAAAGAGTGGGTAAAGAAGTGTTACGATGAGAGTAAAAAACCAGGTACCCTTGTTGTAATGCTGATACCAGCCAGGACAGACACATCTTTTTTCCATGATTACATATATCACAAAGCAAAGGAGATACGGTTTGTTCGTGGTAGGTTGAAGTTCGGAGGGGCGAAAAACAGTGCTCCATTTCCAAGTATGGTAGTAGTATTTTAACAATAAAAATCAAAGAAAATGAAAGAAAAAAGTTCGGAATTACTACAAGAGCTTGAAAAGAAAAATGCTCAGCAGGTAGAGCTGGTTAAAACAGCCAACAAAGAAACTAATATTACACACAAGGGAAAGATACATTTTCCTGAGTATTGGGCAAAAAGAAAGAATAAAATCAGCAAAGGGCTGATTAAGGTGTTACAGACTACAGCGGATGCAGAGCCAGAGGTAACAGACGCTTTCGGAGAGTATAAGAGAGGTACATTTTTGCACCGTGCTTGTGTTGTTACCATAACCAGGGAAGATGGGAACTGGAACTGTCATATTTTCAGTGAGGCTATGCCAATTACATTGCCACTAATCCAAGAGGTACGTGATAAATTCTTACCGAATGATGTGCTTATGGTACAACTATATCCATCCAGGGAGGAGCGTAAGGGTGTAAGCGGTGTTATACTCTTTGAATTGCCAAATCCTGGTAAACAATCTGAGGAGGTTGGAGAGTAATGTACTACATCGGTATAGATACAGGAGTAAATACAGGGGTCGCTATATGGGATAACCGTAAGCGATCCCTACTCCAAGTGGAAACTATGAAGATCCACCAGGCTATGGAACTGGTGAAACGGTATAAGGAGGTGGCTGCTGCGAATGGCACAAAGCTCATAGTGAGGGTAGAGGATGCCAGGCTGAGGAAATGGTTTGGATGCAATTCTCCTCAGAAAGACCGTGCCAAACTACAAGGAGCTGGATCAGTCAAGAGAGATTGTAGTATCTGGGAGGATTACCTTACAGATATAGGGATTGAGTTCCAAATGGTTGCACCAAAAAATAATGCAACAAAAATCAGCTCTGAGAGTTTTAAGGCTCTGACAGGGTGGAAAAAGCGCACAAGTGAGCATTGTAGGGATGCTGCCATACTTGTTTTTGGATTTTAAGTCTAACTTTCTCGGATAATGTGTTTATAAAACACAGAAATTTAGTATCTTTGTACCAAATATTAACTTAGTAAATATCCTATGACAGTAGCAATTATTATAGTATTAGCACTTGCCATTATCGGTATGATATGGTTTGCTGGATGGAATGAGCATATTGGCGGTAAGATCCTTGATTGCTTTTTCCCATGTGCGGACTTGCAAAAGAGCGATAAGGTAGAGATATTCATTAATGGCAAATGGAACCGTACGGCAACTGTAACGGCTTGCTGCCAGTCTTATCTGACAGTGTATAATGCTGTACGCTGCCCTATTGATTACAGGGGTACATTTTATGCCATAGGAGAGGATGCAAACGGCAATGTCATGGTTTATTTGGCAGATCGGAGGAACTACAGATTTGTGAAACGAGCCGAGGCTATCCGTAAGATATGCCACATATACGATAATTACGATTTACTTACTCCTGCTGATGATGGCAGAACTATCACTGATATTTTTAGCGGTATTAAGGAACGGAAACCTGAAATTATAGAGGAGGGCTTGATATGAAAGCAAGTGCTATAACATACAGGAAGCCGTCTGAGCTTACTTTGCTACACAATAATCCGAGAACTATATCAAAAGAGGATCTTGAACGCCTGATAGACAGTATCAGGCTTAATGGCTTTTGGGAGCATAGACCTATTGCTCTGGAGGAGAGAGATGGAAAATTGATTGTGTTATGCGGAAATCAACGGCTAAAGGCTGCAAAGAGGTTGAAACTGCCAGTGGTTCCGACAATACTGTACACAGAGCTAACGCCTGATGAGGAAAAAGATCTCATAACCAGAGACAACATAAATAATGGGGATTGGGATTTTAATGCTTTAAGGGTAGATGATTACTGGAAAGATGTAGATTTTGACTTTATGGGGTTGGAGATCCCAGATGAGGAGGAAAAGCCAACCAAGAAAAGTAAAAAGAAAACAGATGATCCAGAGGATCCGAGTGAGGATGATGGAGAAAGCACTGATGAGGAGGCTGATGAAGAAGATGCTGATGCCGATGAAAAGGAGGCTTTTTATCGCTCGATGTTTAAGGATGTGCTCTATGAGAGTGATAACATCTACGATATACCTAACTTGTTGCTGGATATGCAAGCTGGAAAGGTTGAGCTGCCATTATCTCCCTGGGGTGCTAACAGTCGTTTACGCAAGGATGTGGCAACGTATCATTTCTATGTTGATGATTACAGGTTTGAAAAGCTATGGAAAGATCCTATCAATCTGCTTACAAGTGGATGCAAGGCGATTGTAGAGCCGAATTGTAGCTGCCACGATCAAACGCCTATAGCTTGGGGTATTCAGCTCATCTATAAAAAGAGGTGGCTATCCAGATACCTCCAGGAGTGCGGTATAAAAGTCTATGCCGATCTTAATGTGTCGCACAAGTTTATTGAGTATAACAAGATGGGCATACCGAAAGGGTATAATGCTTTCTTTACCCGTGGGCTTGATGGTTGGATGGAGAGCCTAAAACTTGATCTCCAGGTGGCACAAGAGATCAGTGGACTTGAAAAACCTAATCTTATCGTTTATGGAGGAGGCGATGAGATACAGAAGTTTTGCCGAAAACATGGGCTTTTGTATATAACAGATTTTATTAATGCTAAAAAGAAATAATTATGGGACGAAATTCAAGCGGTACCAGGGGTGGCTTACAACCTGGAGATAGCAACTACAAGGGAAAGATCACAGGCGTTGAATCCCTGGTAAAAATGAAAGATCCTCAGATGTACAAGGAAACAAAGGCTGCAATATCACGTTTCCATTCTGTGCTTGGGGTTCGTGAAAAGAATATAAAACTGGCTACACTGAGTGGCGGAACGCTTGGTGTTCAAGTTTCCTCTGGAGGTAAGTCTGAGGCTATCTACCTTAACAAGTCGTACTTCAACAAAGGTAAAAAGGCTGTCGAGGCATCCACAAAGAAAGGTTATGCAAGTGGTTGGCATACCAAGACTAACAAACCTCTTGCACATACGGTAACGCATGAATTGGCGCACGCAACCTGGAATAGTTCCCTTACTGGAGCCAACCAAAGGGCAGCAGGAAAGGAGATAGGAAAGCTGTATAGATCCTGGTCTAAGGACAAAAAGAAATCTGGCTATGGAGAATACGCTAAAACTAATGTAGATGAGTTCTGGGCAGAGACAACAACAAAGGCAGTTCATGGAAAAGCCGATAAGTACACAAGAAAAGCTAAATCAATTATCAAGAAATACAAATTATAAAGTAATTTTGTAAAATCAAAAACAGAAAGTTATGGCAAACATTGAATTAACCGCTGATGAGATTAAGGTAATCAAACAGCAACTTAACGGAGAGATCGAGGTGTGGAACGCTACCGATGAGCAACAGGAGCACCTTACAAGTGTTATTCACAAGGCAGAGGCTCTTGATGAGGCTCTGGGCTATAAGGATGATTACACTGATATGATAGCCTGGTTCTGGGGAAAGTATAAGGAGCAGGAGAATATCAAAGAGTAATACCAGATTGAAAGATTATCGGGTGGATTTGTTCTGCCCGATTTTCTTTGTTTTCTATCTGTGTTTGTTGAACACATAAAACAACAAGGAATCAACTGATGGGCTTTGAAAGAGGAAATAAAATCGGTAACAGGTTTACCAGTACCAACCAGCCAGAAAATCCTGGCAGGAAGCCCTCTGTGTATAAGTATATCAAGACTATTACAGGTAAGAAAGTGGCTGCTGAAATGAGTAAGGAGGATTATTTGAAAGTAATCCGCTTTCTGATGGAAAGCACCCCTGAGAGCCTGGAGCCGTTGGTAAGATCGGCTGATGGTAAACCTAACAAGAAAACACCTATATGGGTTCTTAATGTTGTATCTGCCATTAACACTGATATACGGTACGGTCGTACCTCTACGGTGGAAATGCTGTTTGATCGTGTGTTCGGTAAGGCAACACAACCTATCGAAAGTGATGTACAAGTAACCAACAACAGTTTGGATCTGTCCGCTTTGACAACAGAGGAGCTTATGCAATATAACGCACTTCTGGAGAAGATCGAGAAAGGAAAGGGAGGTAAGTAGTGGCTAACTTCAAAGGCGTAACCATACCGACAAGCCTTGCAGTCAAAATGGAGCTGTTTAAGCGTGGCTGCTTTGACTTTATCACCTGTATGGAGGGAAAGAAGCATGAAAAACAAGGTGAGGCTTTATCCCTGCTTACAGATGATGAGCACGTTGAGGTGTTGTATGGTGGTGCTGCTGGAGGTGCAAAGTCTTGGACTGGTGCTGCCTGGCTGCTTTTTATGAGCCTTTGTTTTCCTGGCACAAAATGGTTTATAGGTCGTGCGGAGCTAAAACGAATAACCCAGAGTACATATATCACGTTCAAAAAGGTTTGTTCAAGGTATTGCGTACCTGATGCGGTATGGAACTACAACGGACAACTGAATTATATAGAGTTTTATAATGGCTCCAGGATTGACTTTCTGGATTTGCAATATAAGCCAGGTGATCCTCTCTATGAGCGTTACGGATCTATAGAGTTCACTGGTGGCTGGATTGAGGAGGGTGGAGAGGTGAATTTCGGTGCTTATGACACCCTGAAAACACGTGTAGGCAGATGTATGAATAGGGAGTATGGACTTAAACGAAAGCTGTTTATAACCTGTAACCCTAAAAAGAACTGGATGTATGATCTGTTTTACCGAAAATGGAAAGCTGGAACTTTGCCTGCGCACCAGGCTTATCTTGCTTGTTTGGTACAGGAAAATCCATTTATAGACCCAGATTATATAGAGGGATTGAAAACAACCTCTGACAAAGTAAAATTTGAGCGACTTTTCAAAGGTAACTGGGAATATGATGATAATCCAAATGCACTTTGTAGCCATGATGCTATATGTGCGATATTTGGTAATTTACTTGGTAAAAAGACAGGGCTACACTATCTAACTGCTGATATAGCACGTTTCGGAGCTGACTATGCCAGGATTGGCGTATGGGATGGCTGGGTATTGATAGATTGCAAATGTTTCCCTGTATCAAAGACAACGGACATACAACAGTACATAATACGCTGCCAAAAGAAATACAAGATACCTAAATACAGATGTATTGCCGATGAGGACGGTGTAGGCGGTGGTGTGGTAGATAACTGTGATATACAAGGTTTCGTTAATAATTCCACGCCATTCAATAATGAGAACTACCAAAACCTACAAGCCCAGTGTGGCTACAAACTTGCGGAGCATATAAACGCCTCTGATGTAGGCGTTGCGGACGGATTGGTAAGCCAGGAGGAAAGGGAGGAGATTGTAAATGAGCTTGAACAACTCCAGACATGGAAACCTGATAGTGATGGTAGGCTAATGCTGAAACCAAAGGCTGAGATAAAACTGGATCTTGGAAGATCTCCAGACTGGAGGGATATGTTCCTGATGAGAGCTTGGTTTGATTATAATGAGTACGATATACCAGATGATATAGAACGGAGATTAGGTTTAACAGCTTAAACGATAAAATATATGGGTTTATTAAATACAATCAGAAATGAGGTGAAAGCTGCTGTAGGCTATCAACAGACTTTCACGGAGCTGCTGGATTCAAAGGATGTTTCCAGAGCTGTGAGTATGATGCACGATTGCTCCATTCAGGCTGCAAAAAATCTTCTGGAGTATGATATTAGTTCACACAAAATCAATGAAAGAGAAGATCGTGCGGTGTATGACAAAAAGGGTAATTTCCTCAGGTGGAGCAAAAGGTGGAAGATACCTATTCCCTATCAGCAATTTATCAACGAGGTTGCTCTTGTGTTCCTCTATGGCAGACCTGTAAAATGGAGCCAGTTATCAGAGGGTACTGATGAGGCTTTTGAGAATTATACTAATCTACTGGAGGAGATACGTTTCAATTCTCATGTAAGAGAGGCTAAACGAGCTGCTGGAGCTGAGGGCGTTTCTGCCATTCTATATCATGTATATAAGGATGCAGAGAACAAGCCGAGGCTGTTGCTTAACGTGCTGAGCAAAAAGAACAAAGATGATATTTACATCATAAAGGATCAGTACAAAAGGCTAAAGGCGTTTGCATGGGGCTATTACCTTACCGATTCTGGCAACAAGACTGTATATCATATCGACATATACACAGCCGATACGATATACAGGGCTAAACGAGCCAGTGTAGGATGGGAGGTGGAGGTATCTGCCAACCCAATAGGGAAAATACCTGTATTGGTATTTGAGCAAGAGGTTGAGCATGAAGGTGTACAGCCTATGATTGAAAGAACGGAGGCACTAACATCTACAGATGCAGATGTGAATGACCGTTTTGCAAACCCTGCTATGGTGGCAACAGCCGAGATCCTTAACTCTCTGCCTAAGGCTGAGGAGGAGGCAAAGCTATATATCCTAAAAAATGGTGGTAGGGTTGAATATCTGACATGGGATCAAGCCTCAGAAAGCAAAAGCAATGAGTATGAAAGGTTAGACAAACACATACTAAGTAAATCTTTCACGCCTAACATAGACTTTGATAATATGAAGTCTTTGGGTAATCTATCGGCAAAAGCTATCCGAAAGCTGATGCTACTGGCGATCATTAAGGCTGAGAAAAGAAAAGAAACCCACGATGGCTACATGAATAGGCACGCCTCCCTAATGCTTGCTATCATGGGGAATGTTTTGGACTACAAGAATAAGGCTAAGTATGAAGCGTTGAAGTTAGGGCATGAATTTCAGGAGCCGTTTGGCGATGATGTTTCGGACACCCTCAATGATGTGCTCAAACAGTATGGTGCTGGAGGTATGAGTACACAAACAATGCTGGAGCTTTCCTATCTCATTAAGAATGCGAAGAAAGAAGCAGACCTGATTAAAGCCGAGCAACAGGAAAGGATGGAACAACAGGCTGCAATAAACAAAATGGATATATTTGGAGGAGGTGAATAATGAAAACGATATACCAAAATATTAAGAACTGGATCCGTACAGATGGGCTGCTACACATATCATGTAGTGCCCTGATCGTTGTGTTCCTAAATAACTTTATGCCTTTGTGGTGCGCTGCTATTATAGCCTTAGCGTTTGGCATAGGAAAAGAAATTTATGACAGGCACCATAACGGAACGGCTGAGATACACGATATTATCTGCGATGGGATAGGTATCATTATCGGTATGATAATTTGTTTGCTCTGATATAGTCAAACGAATGGCAAAGAAAGCAACATATCTAAGCGGAAAAAAGCTACAGCAAGCCCTCTTTTTACGTACAGAGGGCTATGCTGCCAATGTGCGTAAGATCTATCAAAACGCAATAGGTGAGATCATTAACCTGGTTAAGGGTACTGAGCTGGAGGATGGTGTGCCTTTCTCTTTCAAGGAGTATGGCTACTCTGAGGATGTAACACCTATCCTGAGGAGAATGTATAGCCAGACTTACCAAGAGATACGTACAGGCATTGAAAAAGAGTGGCTTTTCTCAAATGAGAATAATGACGAACTGGTAAAGTCTATCTTTGGTGAGAAATCTATAGAGGATAATCACTTTGCCAGATTCTTTCTCAGGAACAAGGAGGCTATGGATGCTTTCTTTGTCAGAAAGACAAAAGGGCTTGATCTCTCCCAAAAGGTATGGAATTATACCAGCGAATTAAAGGCAGAACTGGAGAGAACGCTTGATCTTGCTATCGGAGAGGGAACGCCTGCAAACCGTCTGGCTACCAAAATTAAAGAATACCTTAATGAGCCAGATAAATGGTATAGGCGGTTCCGTGTAAAAATCGGAGAGGATGAGGACGGAAACCCTATATATGGGCGCAAGTGGAAAAGGCGTGTATTTGACAAAGAGAATGGCATATACCAATGGATAGATGATAATCCTAAGGACTACCACCCTGGGCGTGGCGTATATAGATCCAGTTACAGGAATGCCCAAAGGTTGGCACGTACCGAAACCAATATAGCCTATCGGAGTGCAGACTATGAGCGATGGCAACAGTTGGATTTTGTTGTAGGCATTGAGATCAAGCTCTCAAACAACCACCCTGAGCCAGATATTTGTGATGATCTGAAAGGTATATACCCAAAAACATTCAAATGGACTGGATGGCATCCTAATTGCCGTTGTTATATGGTACCTGTGCTTGCAAGCAAGGATGAGCTGGATGCTATGCTGGAGAAAATAATGAATGGTGAGGAGCCTGGCAATCTTTCTGTGTATTCAAGCAACGAGGTTGAGGAACTTCCAGGCAATTTCAAAACATGGCTACAGGATCCTAATACCCAAAAGAGGATAGAGGCTGCTGAGGAGAAAGGAACGCTGCCCTACTTCATCCGTGATAACAAACAAGCGGTAGACAACGTACTGAAACCTCCAACGCCTGAGGAGATACACCACCAGAAACTTGTTAAGCAATATGGTGAGGAGGCGGTACAACAGCTTTACAACGCATTTGACGCATTCAAAAACAAAATATCTGGAGGCGATCTTGCATATCAGGTTAAGAAACTTAAATTTGAGGCTCAATGGGTAGCCGACAAGAATAAGTTTGCCACCTCTGGAGAAATGGTTAAGATGCTCCAGGATGAACTTGCTAAGACAGAGAAAAAGCTGGAGATACAGAAAGCAACAGCAGATGCTCAGAATGTTCTTGGATTTTCAAGTAAGAGTAAACCGTTGAAAGATCTCCAGGCTCAGCTTAGTGCTGCCATAGCGCAAGGCGATGATGCTGCCCTGATACGAGATCTAACCTCCAGGACTGCAAACAAAATCCAAGAGATAGAGAAAGCAAGGCTGAAAAAGCTGGTTTCTCAGGGTGGCGATGGATCAACCATTGATTTGTTCGCTACTGCTGAGGAAAAGCTGGAGATAGCACGCTTACAAGCTGCTTATGAGGATGCTATGGCTGCTGCTGGATCACAATGGGATTATAATGTAAATAGTGCGTATAGGACGCTGGCAGACTATAAGAAAGAGCTATCCAAGAAATACCACTCTCACCAGGGAAAGATCCTAAAGCTGAATGGAGAAACCGAGGAGAGTGCTGCCAACGCATTAAAGGAATACCTGGATGCACCTGAGAACACAAGTGCTATGACACCAGTAGGAGGAAAGTTTCACCTGAAAAGTTCTGAGCGTTATGTAATGGAGGATTTTTCAAAAAAGTACGGCATACCTATTGAGGAACTTGGTTTGATAAACAGATATTCCTATGGCTCAAAATGGATTAATCAGTATAGCTATGGCATTATAGACCCATATCACGGTGTTGTCGAGGATTACGGTGGATTGTGTCCTAAATTCATACAGGCTTGCAACGCTGCCCTGGAAAAAATGCCACGTTATCAAGGAACGGTTTTCTCTGGTATCAGTTTTGACAGTGCAACAATGGCAAAGCATCTTAATGTACTACAGGACTGTTTGAAAACTGGGAAACCTTACACAAACAAAGCCCTGATGAGTTCTACCACCAACATAGATAAAACATCAATATTTGGCGATAACTTTATGTACGTGATTAAAAGTAAGAATGGAGCGGATATAAAGCCTATATCACACTATCAAAGTGAGGATGAGATTGTCTTTCGTGCTGGAGCTAAATTCAAGGTAACGAAAATCTACCAAGAGACAAAACGGAAATATGGTTTTGGAAAAGGATGGGTAGTAGAAATGGAGGAAATATAACAGGGAACGATCGCACGAGAAATAGAGTTTGCCATAATTGATATAGTGCGACAAAAAGGGGAGGTTATTATACCTCCCTTTTCCCTGTTTCAAATGCCTTTTGCCAGTCGGTTGTATCACCATACGGATTAGGTGATTTACCAGGTAGATGCTCACTGATAAGCTCCTGTTTCCACCGTTTGTACTCGTCTTTAATATCGAGGCTTGTGTCTACCCTATCCAGAAAAGAGAAATGAAAATCTTTCTCGTACTCCCAGAATTGTGCTGCCAGAGGATGCAAATCATCTTTTGTATATGGGTTCTCTTTCTCTCCCTTGTACCAATGATAGTGTGAATAATCCTCTGTTATGCCAGAGAAAAATCCCTCTTTATTCCAGTCTTTACTCATTATTTCGTTTGTTGTTTAAGTTGTGAAAGAAATCTGCTATCACATTCAGCATATCAGCAGGCAGATAGCATAATGCCTTATCGTATATATCTTTCGGGATCTTAAAAGCTGCCTCTGCTATGGATCCGACAATAGCCCCTATTGTGTCGCTATCTCCTCCCCAGCATATTGCCTTTCTTATGGCATCCTCAAAAGAACTGCTGTATCGCACGAACTTCAAGCAGATGGGAACTGTACCCTGACAAGTCTCATCAAACACTCCAGGAGTGTATATCTGGTGTAAGAAACCTGGATAATACAAGTTTCCTACATCCTCCAGCACCCCAGGCTCAAATCCATTCCTCTGTGAGAAAATAGCGTGTGCAACGGCTACAGCCCCTTTGATCCCCTCTGGATGGTTGTGTGTTACCTCCGCTGTTTTTGCAGCCTCTTTCAGCACCGTTTTAAGATCATCAAACGCCCAAGCAACAGGGCTTACCCTCATTGCCGAGCCATTGCCGAAACTGTTATACGGTTCGTGATGCTCCGATCTTATCCACCTCGCAAAGCTACCTCCGTATGCTCCCATAGGATTAGGATAAGCATTGCACCAATCTGTCAGCTTATCCTTATAGCTTGCTCCAGCGTTAATAGCGTCCGCAATAGCTATTGTGCAAATGGAATCATCGGTAAAGCTGTTATCTTTTGTAAACAGCTTAAACTCTCTGTTATCTGTATTGTGAAACTCAAAACGAGATCCCACAATATCACCTATAATCGCTCCTATCATACTTCGTTGTGCTCTTTGGTTATTACTACATCTTTCCTTATCACGGCTCTCTTTGCTCTAAACTCAGATTTACCCCTGAGAGCTTGCCAAAGATATTCTTTGCACGCTCCTATCACCTCACTGGGGATTTGCTCATAGATAGCCGAAACAGAGCCGAAATACCAGTTTTTCTTTCCGTTGTATGGCTCATTCAGCTCCACGTGAATAATGTTTGTCTTTCGTTTCATTGCTTACCTCCTTTCTCATATTCCAGGATTGCCTCTTTGCCCTTTTGACTGATATAGAAACAATAGCCGACACGTTTAACCAGTCCAGCTTTATTCAGCCTACCCAGATAGCCACCAGCACACCGCCAGGCTTTCTTTCTGGAACAGGCACCGTCCCCCTGATTGCTTACGGAATTAAATAGGTGCTCTTTCGTAATATCACTGCCCCACATCGACAGGGCAAACTCACTTGCTCTTATAGTGCCCCTCTTATCGGCTTTTTCTGCCACAATCTTTAGGGCTTTATATTGCTTACTTGTTATCACATTGTGTTTATTAAACGCAAAATTACTACATTATTTCCGAAATACCAAAGATTTAACCAAAAAGTTAAGGTTTGGCACTATCTTTTCTTAACCTGGTGAACACCTCAGCTATATCCACTTGCTGAGTAATAATGTGAAATACTATTTGCCCTACCCCTGGTTTACCTACCTCAATATAGCCTAAGACGGTTGAGAATCTGGCACAAATAGCATCTATTATTTCAGAGGTTTTAAGATAGGCTTTCAGTTCAACCTCACCCAGTCTTTCCATCTTATTATTATAGCAAATAAACTTTCTCAGTGGTGCTGTACGCTCTCTGTTGAGAGCCAACCAGAAAGGCAATAGGATTCCTCCCAGTGCTGCCCCTCCGACATACAGTGCTGCCATATACCAGCCGTGCATATTGAAAATCACCAAAAGAAACAGGCAGACAAAGCACACAGCCAAACATACCAGCATCACACAGAATAACATACGCTCTTTTGATCTTGCTTTCATACCTCTACCCTCCCAAATATATCATAGTCAGCACCAACAGCCATAGGGTAGCCAGGATTGGTGATATAGTTATTATCCACCAGCTTACGCACACTTTCTTTCCAATATACTTTGGCGTTGTTTTTATCCATCCATAGCAAAGTGTGAACGTGATCGACAAAAGAGAAACAATCCAACCTGTCATATTTTACACCGCTACCACTCATAAGCCCCACTTTATAGAGATCGCAATCTCCAACAGTTGCCTCAATCATCTTTAGGCTGCTTTCAAAGTCCACCACTGGCTCTATACTGGCAAAAGTCTTAAAGCCTTTCTGGTGTAGGCGTTTCATTGCCAACACACGCTCCTGGTTTGATGAGGCACCAGGCTCTAACTCATCATGCCCTGTCAAGGTAAAGCCAAAGGCTATAAGATCCTTGTATTTGTCTAAGATCTTGTTATAGTAAGGGCTATTTGAAAAGTCCGCCCTCTTGGTTAGCACTTGAACTGGAACGCCATACGACAAAGCCAGCAGGATTGCAGTCATGTGTGTTTCTCTTGCGCCATTCTCTTGAACAAACGGATCGCTTGTGAATGTAAAGAACAAACCACTCTTTCTGAGAGCTTCCAGATTCAGTTTCAGTTCCTTTTCATATACCACAAGGGCATCTGCTTCGCTCTTAAAGCACTTTTTCAGTTGTGGCTTATCACTCCACACCCTACTCATAAAACCACGCTTGCAATAGCAATAATCACAGTTGTTGCTACACCCTGTATAGAAGTTGCAAGCCCATTCGCTATATTCCCCAGCCTTTCCCTGGGGATTGTATATAGCTTTACCGTTAAATCCTTTTCTATTCATTTCTTATCAATTTATTCCAATACTTTCAATATTGGATAGTTTTACCTATTTACCATGCCCTAACATTCTCTTACCCTCGTTCACGGTTAAATTGAACCGTGCCCAAAGATCATCACTCTTGAAAATTATATGGAGCGTTCCTTTCTTAAAACATCTAAACATAAAGAACTCGCTTTCGTGCAAACTGCTGTCTCCAGGAGTAACAAATGAGATTGCTTTCTGTAAGCTCAAATGCTCATAATCCTCTGGGGATCGTCTGGCATTGTAACTTGTATCTGCACCGTCTTTAAGTTTATCCATGCTGTCATAGCTGATTCCAGATAGGTAGCACATAACCTTGTCTATATCCTCGTACTCTCTGTATCTGCCATATTCCGTGGTATAGTATTTGTTGCATCCAAAACGCTGCCAGTTATAGCCAGCACTTACAAAACCAGGTAGGATAACTTTCTTATTCACTTTGAACTGGCTATTAGTTTTCCAGCCCTCGGTATGTACGGCATTGTCTTTATGGAACTTGCAGAACGTATCAAACACATCAGCTACAGCCTTTTTCATTATATTTTGGCTGTTAAGGCAAACGAACTGTACCAACTTATAGATATTTTCTCGGTTAAGCTCGTATGCTCCCTGAGCCTCGCAGAACTGATCGAATGTGTTTCTCAGGTTAGCTGTCATGTATTTATCCATTCCAAGATTGCATATAATCTCTTTCCATGCTTTAGATTTTGCCGTATTGAGAAAAACATTGTATGCTGCTTGCATATCATTAGCTCCGTCTTTATACTTACCAAGTTGCTCACTAACCAGCTTGCTTACATCCTCGGTGTTCATAAATGCTGTTACATAAAAATCCAACTTCTTACGTGCCTTTATAAACTCTATGGCTGCTTCCTGGGCTTTCTGCCAGGCGTGTAGGTATGATCCAAGCTTGTCGTTTATCGCTATCTCGGAACCAGCAGAAACAGCCTCAGAGAAATCTGGATCCACATCCATCTTAGCATCATTGCCAAAATCTATGTGCCACCGCTTATCCTCCTCCGCCTTGTGCAGTCTTACCATTGCTACATCAACATCGGTTTTTCTGCTTGCTGTCTTGAAACAGTTACCAAGATACTCTACCTCTCCATTTTGTTCAATAATCTGTTTGAGTAGCTTTCTCCTTTGTGTGTATGGGTTCCGTATGGTTTCTGCATTCAGGAGGCAAACTATATCTCCTGTGTGCATTATATCCCATGCGTGTAAAAGGTGCTCATCACCATTACTAAATGGTGGATTCATAACAATCAGATTAAAGCTGTGTAGAGGCTTATATGTGAGGAAATCATCTGCCAATATCTTATAGCCTTTTCCCTGGAGTATGAAAACAAGCTCCTGATTTAGCTCTATGGCGTACACATTTTCTTTCTTGCATTTCTGCATCATATAGCTGTTTGTAATATAGTCAAGAATGGCACCGTTTCCAGCACTCGGCTCCAGTATCTGGAGGCTTGACAACTTACCCATATATGGGGCTATCATCTTACGGATAACGCTCTCAGGCGTTGGGTAGAACTCTGTATTAAATATGCTCATTTCCTTATGAATTAGTTGTTATGTACTATTGCCAGATTGCTGCCATCTGGCATCTTAAAAGCCTTATTAAATAGCTTTTGGCACCTCCTGGGAGGGTTTATGTATGATTTATGGTTTTCACCAAACAACATACACACTCCACTGCTTGAGGGGCAAAGGTGTGTGGATCCTGAGTTGAAAAATGGGCAGGATCCACAGCTACCTGGCTTGTCGTAGAACTTTTCTCCGCTGATCGTAATCATAGCCCTTTCAGCTCATCCTCAAACACCAGCCCTCCATTGAGCACATGATCTATTGTTGCCTGGCTCATCTTCATAAGCTGATCAAATGTTGGTCTTACCCAATTCTTAACATCGAAGATATTTGGAGCTGCTGGTGGTGAGTTTCGGCTGGTGATCTTGTGCATAGCTGCCTTACCACATTTCTCACATCCAATAATGAAAGGGGTAACGCCCTTATCTTTGTAGAGGGTTGCTGTAATGTAACCGCATTTCTCGCACACATAGCCGTTATACTCTCCTCTACCATCGTACATTTGAGCATCCTCTAAAGATGCTACAAGCTCATCGTACTTAGCTTTCATAGCTTTCTTATCCATACTTAGTGTTATTGGTTAATTCTTGAAACATATATACCCAGGCAAAGCCACTCAAATTCCAAGCTCTTGCTGTGTCGGTTGATATTGATTGCTGGGAGTATCGCCCAGAAACCGAAATCAAGATCTATATCTGTCTTGAAACTGATTCTTTTGCTTTTCATGCTGATTACTTTTTTAGCTCCTCTGGGAACTCGTTAAACCTCCTTACTATCTCAGCAGCCAGAGCGTTGCTACTCTCAATATCTCCCAGGTGAATCTCTGCTATAGAGAGATTCCAGCCTTTGCTGCCATTCTCGTTATATGTCTGGATGCTGATCTCTGCATCCTTTTCGTGCTTTGCAGCCTTGTTGGTGTCGTATCTATCCTTTCCATCCTCGTTTATTACCAGGATCTCACCATTACGGAGGTTTACGATCTCTATGTAACCATCCACATACTCCTGTAGCTCCTCCAGTTTGAAATCGGTACCGTTCTTTGGCTGTATCTCTTTCTGGGTACCATCAGCCTTAATCAGTGTTGCCATACTCAAAATGCTATGTTATAATTCTTACCTTTCAATGTTGGTCGCTTGCTCTCCACAAACTCACAGATCTCCTCCTGGGTGAGTGGAAACAAAGGGCAGTATTTCATTCTGATGGTACAGACAAACCGCCCATTGAGCATTACATCAAATACCAGTGTTTTCATTGTGTTTCCTTGCTTTGTGAACTCCCTGGATATACCCCTTTTCTACCTTTCTGAGGTCGGCATATTTCGCCTGTTTTGCTGATTGGATCCTCCTGGGCTTTTCGCCTACCCATTCAGCCTGTACGCCCTGTTCTTTGAGGGCTTGCATTATTGCATCTTTGATAATTCCCATAGTAACCTCCTTATTTTATATTGTTGTAAATGTACTTCTTATCATCATCCCATAGAGGGAGATCTTTCTGTATCTTTCTTTTGATTACCTCTTGGTGTCCTACCAACTGTATAGCCTTATTCAACAGCTCTATATCACCGAAAGCCTGTGCCCTTTCAAGTAGGAAATCTACCATTGAGGATCTTTCCTTGCTGTATCTTGACAGCTTTTCTTTTTGGTTTTGTGATTGACGGAAAAATATCCCAATCATTACACTGTCCTTGTGTTTCTTGTAGTCCTTGCAGAAATCATCCTTATCAATGTTTCCACACTCCAGGTACATCATTTCCACATCCTTGTACTCATCATCTGTGAGATTGATGCCTGTCCTTTGTTCAAATTCGATTTTTTGCATGATCTTAAAAAATTTACTTGGTGTTGCTTTTGTTGCTGTGTTTCTTAAACACATTGCAAAGATATATACTATTTCTGAAATAACAAAGAAAAACTGAAAAAATTTCAGAAAAGTGTTTGTTTTGCCTAAAATATACGGAAAATATTTCAGTTTGTCAAGTAAAAATATGTGTTTATTAAACGCATTTATTAAAGAAAATCATTATCTTTGCAGTCAAGGAAAGATTTTATTTCGTTAAACAAAATAATTATGAACAAACAACTCTTTGAAAAAGTTAAAGATCTGTGTAAGGATACTGGACTTTCGGAGAAGTACCTTAAAGCGATAACCGAAAAAATGGGTGGTAGCGTTGAGGATGATTCTACCGATGAGGCAGCGATTGAAACGTGTGCAAACCTGATAGCTGATGTGGCTAAAGAGAGCCAGGGTGAGGCTACCAGATGGGCTAACAAAAAGAAAGATCCTAAGAAAGATTCAAAACCAAAGGATGATGACGATGGTGGAGATCCGAACAAAAAGGATCCTGATACCAACGCTGCATTGCTGAAACGCATTGAGGACATGGGTAAGGAGCTTAAAGAACTGAAAGACGGAAAGGCAAAGAATGAGCGTGCAAAAACTATCTCTGAACTGATGGCAAAGCACAAGATTCCCTCGCACCTCCAGGAACGCCTGGCAAAGTCTATTTCTGACGATGAGGATGCCGAAACCGTTATCTCAGGTTACAAACAGGATCTTATTTCCAACGGACTACCGACTGAGGATTCAGAGGGTTCTAAGGCAGCAAGTGGAAAGCAGATAGATGAGGCTGCTGATAGCTTGCTGGAAACAATCATTGCAAAATAACAAAAAGATGAAACGTAAAACTGCTTCGTTTACAGGAATGCGCCCGATCTTTACAGGCTCTCCAAGCATTGTACAGGGTGGATTTAATCTGGATGTACAAAACCAGTCTTTCGAGATTGGTAGCGTTGTTCCAGCAGGCTCCCTGGCGATCTATGATGAGCAAAAGAGATTGGTGCAGGTTGTCAAGACCTCAGAGGTCGTAGACATTGATGCAGACAACTCTAAAAGGGTTTCTCTGTGTGTGGCTGAGTTCTTTGAGCCGATCTTCGTGAAAGGCGAAAAGGTTGCTAAGGCTGATGCTATTACTGGCAAAGCTGAGGATGCTGCCACTATTGAAAGTGTAGAGCGTACAGGCTCTATTTGCGTTGTAACCCTGGATAAGGCTATTGATGGGCTTGTAAAGGGTGATACTCTGGAGGAGGTTATTGCCGATGCCTCAGGAAATGCTGTTGAGCGTGGACTGGCAACAAGCGTAACCATTAAGGATATTGAGGTGAATGAGTTTGAGACACCTATTGATGTTTCTGCCGATACGATGCAATACGCACTTTTGGAGAGGCGTGTTACACCGATCCCAAACAGCCAGAAAGATACCACTGGTTTGTTCCTCAAAGGAAACCCCAACATTAAGCTCTCTAAGTCGTACTAACAAAAAAGGTGCATAACAAATGAAATCAATTTTTGCAACTTTCAATGGATTGCACAAGAATGGTGCTCCTTTGGATCTCCTGGCAACATGGAGAAAGACATTTGACAAAGCCTCTGAGCGTGAGGTCGCACTTTTCCAGAAGATGTACTGTGATGAGTGGTTTGAATACAACACGCCTCAGATGAGCTTAACGGCTGATGCCGTTGTTGGTAAGTACAGGATGCGCTTCATGGCTACTTTGCTTGCTGACGAATCACCTACACCTCTTAGGCGTTCTGACGGTTTCGACATTTGGAGCAAGGAAATTCCTCGTGTCGGACACAAGTTCCCGATGTATGCAAGGGATTACCGTAAGCTCATGGAAGTCTTTGAGAACCCTCGTCTGAAAGAGGCTGATAAGGTAAGAGCGATTGAAAAGACATTGAAACACGATGTACAGGATGCCTATCTTGGCTGCAAGGACGTGATGGACTTCATTGTACTCATGGCGTTGTCTAACTGGGGTGTAGCTCAGTTCGATCCTCAGATTAACAACCCTGGCGGTCGTAAGTTTGAGATTGATTACCTCATGGGTGAGGCAAACAAGCTGATGGCAGCGTTCAACTGGAACACAGCCAACACAAAGGCTGGAAAGGTTGTACCTATCCTTGTACTTGCTATGATTTGCGCTGATTTGCGTAACCGTGGTATTGTGCCTGGAGAAATCCTGATGAGCCAAGATCTCTATTTCTGGTTGCGTATGGATGAGACCACACGACTGTTGGCGCACGGATCAGACAAAAAGGCTCAGGTGGTAACAGAGAGTGAGCTTACAGCTCTCCTTACAGAGCACCAGATACCAAAGATTACGGTTATTACACGTAAGTTTGCCCTGGATCGTGATGGTGCTCGTAATACCATAGATCCGTGGAACCACAACTTTATCGCTATCAAGCCTGAGGGTAAGATTGGAGAAATCCAGCCTGCCATTGAGGACAGTGAGCTGATGGAGGAGGAGAACGTGGAGTATATGGATGCTGGCAACGGAATCCGTATCGCAAAATGGCGTACAGGTGAATCCACTGGACAGGTAGCTGCTGAATACACTCAGGGATCAGCCCGTCTGCTTCCGTGTATTACCGAAATTGACGCTATCATCTGCTTACAGGTACGTGGCATTACAGAGAAAACAGTCCCTGCTGATGCTAACGGAAATGATCGTATGTACTGGACTAAAGCTGAGTACGATAAAGCAGAGCCTAACGACATTGTGGAGGGATAAGCCATGTGTGTAGCAAAGCTCAAAGTATTAAAGCCTTTCAGGGATAAACTGGATCACAAGACCAGTTATACCACTGGCTCTATTATGGAAACTAATGATCCCCACCGTGTAAACGATTTGGTAAAGCGTGGACTTGCTGAGGTTGTAGCTATTGAGGCTAAGGGCACCGACAATGGAGGTGAAACCGATCCTGGTAAGAATGCAATCGGAAACAATCCAGGTACTATCATTTTCAGGGATAATGAGTTTGATGTACAGACAGTGAAAAATGCTCTTATCGCTATCGGTGTTTCTGTTGCTCCTAATGCTGGAGTGAATGGATTAACCAAGAAAATTGGTGAACTCACTGACGAACAAGCAGATGCACTGGCTGGTAAACTTTTCACAAAGGAGAAGTAACTTATGGCAGCTTTTACAATATACGATGCACTTATCGGAGAACTGGAGCCGTACACTACAAGCCCTGCCTCATTACAAAAAAGCCTGTTGGATGCTGGTATTGATGATTCAGAACAGCTATATACTGCAAGTGAAAAGCGAAGTGTGGCAAAGGCTGCTATCAGTGTGCTGAAAAAACTTATCGTTTTATCCTCTGACAGCCTGGGGAAAAGCTCTCAGGGCTACCAGGTTGACAAATTGGAGAAGAGGATCAAGGCGTTGGCTGCTGAAAACGATATAGATGTATCGGAGTTTGTGGAAGCTCCAACGGTTGAAAACGGATCTAATTTGTGGTAATTCTATGGGTAGACTTAATGGTACTTTCAAATACAGAAATCCTAAAGAACCAGAGAAAGACCCTGCCACTGGTTTCTATACTGGTGGCGGAGTTGGAGAATGGGAGGATGGAGGTAGGTGCCAGATAGATAAGGCGATCCCTGCCAAACAGATTAAAGGAGTAGACGGACAAATGTACGCATACACCTGGGATCTGTTTATCTTCAGACCTTTTCACGGTGAAACTATAAAGATAGGCACCGAGATAGAGGTAACTATGGAAGATGGCAGTACGGACGCTTTTACTACCCTGGGAGTGGACAATCAAAACAGGAGATACATTGAAGTATGGGGATAATGCCTAAATTCGGTAATGGGTTTGTCGCTGCTCAGGTGAATGCCTTTCAGGAACGCCTGGAGCGTGCAACGATTTTCTTACTCCAGTATCTGGGTGAGGAACTTGCAAAGTACGCTAAGGAGAATCACACCTATACCGATCAGACAGGAAACCTTACAAACTCCATAGGCTATGCCGTGGTAAGACAAGGAAAGATAGTTACCTATGGTGGGGAAATCCAGCCTGGAGACGGTGCAAAAGAGGGCTTGAAAGTCGCTCAACAGATGGCTGCAAAACTCCCAAACACTTTCTCACTCATCATAGTAGCCGGAATGAATTACGCTGCCTATGTAGAAGCTAAGGGGTATAATGTCATTCTCCCTGCCCAACTAAAGGCAATGAAAGATTTTCCTGCCACAATACAGAGGCTTAAAGACCTGGCAACGAAAAAGGCAAATGAATTATTTAATAATGTGATATGATAACTACTGAGGAAATAGCTGTAGAGGTGCGGAAAAAACTCTTAGAGGGTAACATAAGCACTATGCTCTCTGGTGGAGAAATAGACTACGAGAGGACAGATTATAGCAAGCCTGGTATAATCATAATCCCACACACCATAGACGGTGAGGGATCCGTGCGTAACGGACAGATTAACGTAAATATCCATGTGCCAGATTTGCTTGTGTCGAAAAGCACTGTAAACCCGATTTACAGAACCTACTTTGAAAAACTCATAGCACTAAAGAAAGCGGTTATAGAAGTGCTTAAAAGCCACTACCAAAGCGATGCTGGATGGAACTGGAATATAGGGCTTGTAAACCCTCCAATGAAAGAACCAAAGCATAATGAGCATTTCGTTTCACTTGCGCTTGAGCTGACTGTGAGAGATAGGACAAACAATAAACATTAACAATTAAAATAGTAGAATTATGCCAATTTTAGCAACAATGGGTATCAAAGCCCTTTACTACCACAAGTGGCTTGATACTGAAACAGAGCGTAATGCCGTGCCTGAACAGGGTATGATTCCAGTAGATGTGTACCAGGAAACCTGCTCCTTTGTTGATAGGGATGCCGATACGACTACACATAAGTCTGAGACCAGCTCCAAGAAGATCACGATTTATGATAAGGATGGTGCAGACCTCGCTTTCAGCATCATGGATCCGAGCAAACAGGAGCGTGCCGACTTTGAGGGTGGTACATACGACCAGGCAGAGAAATCGTACACGACACCTGAGACTGTCGAGCAGATCCAGATGGCTTTCGTGGTTGTGCCTGATGCTGGTGATACTCTCCTTATTCCATGTGCTGATGTGTCTGGAAAGAAGAATACCACTTACTCCAAGAAAGGTATCACACTCCTGGAGGTAACGGCTACTCCATCAATGGCTGTAAAGTACGTTGAGGAGTACACCGTGAACGCCAAGAGGTTGTAAATAACTTGTGAATGACTGCGGAACGCCTCCTATCCCCTATGATAGGGGGCGTTCTTTCTTTAACAGAAAGCAAAATGAAATGAAAGAAGATAACAAGCCTATATCAGAGGAACTTACCAGAGAACAACAGTTAGACCTGGAGGAGAAAGCCATAAATGCCCTTATAGAAATGGGCGTACGGTTTACTGTACCTCTGAAAATTAACCCAGTAAACGCTCCTAAGCGTTACGCATGGTGGAATAAGCGTTTCCCCAACCATATTAAGGTATGGAGGGATAAACGAATACCTAAGGGATGGGATGTGTCTGTAGAGAGCGTTCCAGATGCCGAACTGGGTAAAATGAAAGATATATATATCAGGAACTTTGTCATTAAGCCATTATATCTGGGAACAATAGACTACCTCAGAAAACTCTATTTGCAGATAGAATTTGATGAGGATAAGATACAGGAGCAACCAGTACAGGAATCAAAGAGGCTATTTAAGTACATCCCTCTCATGGCTACTATCGCTGCCGTTGCAGTAATCAACGACCCATCTATAACAGACCCTAAAAACAAGCAAATTAAGGAGCTGGCAGAGTTCTTTACCACACATCTACACGTTGCTCGTTTGAAAAAGCTGGCAGATGTAATAAGCCAGATGATGAACGCTGGGGGTTTTACTGCCTCTATCAGATCGATCAGGGAGATAGGAATGACGAAACCGAAGATCCAGACCAGGGCAGATCTGGTAGAGTAATTGGCTTAAACAGTCCGTGGGGAAATCGTGGGGAGATATGCAAAGCCTACGGATGGACTTATAGCTATTTGCTCTGGGGAATATCATGGATGAACGTACAGATGATTATTGCTGACAGTGCCAGGGTGAAAGACGAGCCACAAGAGGATGATAATGGTGGTATCGTTCCTGAGAAACTGGAATCAAAAGACGATATAAGGAATTTCATACAAAGTATGCTGTAATGGAGAATATAAACGGTGCGCTGGCGTTTCAAGCCACTTTAGACATAAACGATTTTAATGTGTCTGCCGATGCAATGGAGAGACACATACGCCAAGTTTCAACATCTACACAGGTGGAGGCTGAATCTATGGAGCAAAGTTTGTTAGACTTTGCCCAAAAGGGAGCTATGTATATCCAGGCTTATCTTGTTGGGCAGGGTATGGCTAACCTGTTAAATAGTATTGTACAAGTACGTGGGCAGTTCCAACAACTGGAGATCGCATTTGGCACGATGCTTGGTAGCGAGACAAAGGCAAAGGTGCTGATGGATCAGATGATAGAGACTGCTGCAAAAACCCCATTTGATCTGATGGGTGTAGCCTCTGGAGCCAAACAGCTTTTAGCTTATGGAACTGCTGCCGACAAGGTAAATGATACGCTTGTACGCCTGGGAAATATCGCCTCTGGCTTGTCTATACCATTGAATGATATTGTTTACCTGTATGGTACCACAATGGTACAGGGTAGGCTTTATGCACAAGATGTAAGGCAGTTTACTGGGCGTGGTATTCCTCTTGTCAAAGAGCTTGCTGCCATGTATGGAGTAACTGCCGAGGAAATCAATAATATGGTTTCTGCTGGTAAGATTGGTTTCCCTGATGTAGAAAAGGTTATAAACAAACTGACAGATTCAGGTGGGCAGTTCTACAATCTGATGGAGAAACAATCAGCATCCCTTACAGGCATGATCTCCAATTTGGAAGATGCTTGGGATGGTATGCTCAATGATATTGGTACGCAAAATCAAGATGTATTTGGAGCTGCTATTAGTAGCGCATCTTACCTGGTAGAGCATTATCAGCAAATACTTGACATTCTGAAAGCTGTTACTATTGCTTACGGTTCCTATAAGGCTGCTATTGTACTGAACACTCTTGTTACAAAGGGATATACAGGTGTAGCTCTTATTGACAACACCGTAAGACAGGCTAAGATCGCATACCTTAAAGCCGAGGCTGTTGCCACTGGACAGGTTGCAGCCCAAACAAAAGCTATGCAAGTTGCAGAGGAGGCTCATGTGGTTGCTCTGGAAAGGGAGCTTACCGCTGAGGAGCTTGCTAACGTAAAGAAGCAACTTAGGATAGCCACCATACAAAGCCTACTTACAGCACAACAAGCAGAATATATTTCAAATCTTGGGCTTACAGCAAGCTCTGAGAGCTATGAGGCTGCTGCTATGGGTGTTCTGTCTGTTGAACAACAGCAAGCTGTTAAGAAGCTGGATTTATCATCAAAAAGTGCCATATACCGTGCTGCCCTTGAACAAGAGGTTATGGCAAAGAGGGAAAACACCACGGCAACGCTGGAAAATATACGTGCTGAGGTTTCTGCTGCTGCCAGAAAAGTAGAGGCTACTAAGGCTGCTGCTGTATCAGCAATGCAGAAAACTGAGGCTGCGAGATATGAGGTGTATTGGACACGCCAGAGTGGTGATGCCACTGCATTATCCGTTGCTCAGAAAAAGTTGGAGGCTGCTACAGACAATCAGGCTACAGCAAGAAAGGCAGCTCTGGCAGCACAAACAGATTTCTACACAAAGAAAAAGCTGTTGGAAACCACTGCATCCAGACAATCCACAATAGCCTCACAAGCGGACACTGTAGCAAAAACCACCCAGACTACAGCAACAAACATACTTTCTGCTGCTACGAGTAAAGCTACTCTTGCGGTTAAAACACTATGGGCTGCTTTTAAGGCTAATCCTTTTGGATGGATAGTTACTGCTATCGGCATGGTAATATCTGCCCTCAGTTTATTCCAGAACCAAGAGGATGAGGCTACTGGTGTAATGGGAGAATTTCAAGATGCCACAAAAAAGGAAATTGACAATCTGGAACTTTTGTTTGCCGTAATAAACAACACGGAAGAGAACACTAAGACACATAAGGATGCCATTGAAAAGGTAAACGAAGTATGCAAGGAGTACAACAAAACACTACTTGATGAGAATGCGACACTTGTAGAGCAAAAGGCAAAATATAATGAGCTAAGGAAAGCCATCCAAGAAACTACTGCTGAAAAAATAAAGGCAAAATATGTAGAGCAAGCTCTACAAGAACTTATCGAAAGCTCAAATGATAATTTTGATAAATTTGTAGATCGGATAGAAGAAGCGAGTTATAAAACTGGTAAGAAAAAGACCATAACAGACAGGGCACATGGAGAAACGTATGAGGTAGATGTAACAGCTACCTCTGAGAATATCCGCAACATGGGTGCTCAGGTACAAGAAGCTATACGAGGTCAGATAGAGGAGAGCGCAAAGCTGCTTTCCACCATGTCTGGAGAAGCATTTACGAAAGAATATGATAATGTAGTATCAAGCATATTAGCATCTACTCAGGCTGCTACTAAGGCTACAGATGCCGAAATAGCAGGTTTCAAAGGTACAGTAGAATCTTATCTAAATTCTCAAATAGAAAAGACAAAGGATTATAATGCTACGGTTAATACGGTTACAAACAGCCTTAACGCTTTCTATGCACCGAAAGATCCTACACCAATAGTAGAAAGTACCGATTACGTTGCAATGTCCTTTGAGGATTTGCAAACAAAAATAGAGAACAATCAAAAGGAGATTGATAATCTTAATGCTAAGATTATAGATCCTAAAACCAATCCTACACAGTTGGATTCTCTTAAAGCTAAGCTATTGGAGTTGCTTAACCTCCAGGCTCAGCTTAACGGTGCTGTTGTTACCAAAAGTAACAACTTAAATACAGATGAGGGTATCAATGAACGTATCAAACAGTTGCGCCAGTTAATATCAACAGAGGAGTATGGATCAAAGAAACGTAAAGAGTATGCCGATGAGTTGATAAGGCTGCAAAAAAGGCAGGATGCAAATAACCTCACCAAAACTGGTGGTAGAAGCGGTGGAAGGTCTGGACGATCTGGAGGAACTGGAGGCGGTAGGTCTAATACCGCCAACTATGCAGAAACACTGGCTCAGAGACAACTGGAAGCTCAAAGGAATCTGGAAGAAGCCAGGATTGAGGTTATGGATGAGGGATATGCGAAGCGTAAGGCTAAGTTGGATCTACAGCATAAAGAAGCACTTGATCGCATAAAGAAAGAGGAAAGCGAACTGGAGAAAGCCTACAAAAAGGCTGGTAAGAAAGGCGGTTTGTCTGCTGATGAAAAGGCTGGATTTCAGGAAAGGAGAAATCTGGAAAATAAATCTTATGAAACCGAAAGCTCAAAACTCTTTGATGGTGAGATTGAGTACAAGAAAAAGCAATATGAGGCTTATTTTAATTGGGTGCGAAATGTAGGTCAGGATGTGGCTGATGCCCATTTCAAAGAGTTGCTTAAAGACGGTAATAGCTTTACAGCATGGATTAATAGCCAACTGGCAGAACTTGAAGCGAAAAAAGAGACTGGCACACTAACGGATGGTGATGCCAACGCTCTCAATGCTCTCAAAATCCAAAAGGATGAGCTAACAGGAACTAAATCCGCTATGGATTTGTTTAAGGATAGTTTATCTAAGACTGTTGGACAGGCTAAGACACTTGCGGAAAAGCTACAGGCGATTGCCGACCTAAAAGATAAGTTGGCACGTGGAGAGTTCCATTTGAACAATGACGAAACGGCTGCTGCTGCCCTAATCCTGAATAGCCAGGAAACAGATTTGAACAATCAGGTAGATAATGAGGTGTTGCAGAATTACCGTACATACGAGGAGCAAAAACTGGATATACAGAATGAGTACCAACTTCTTAGGCTTGCAGCGCAGAGGAGCGGTAATGCTGAGCGTGTGCGCCTTGTAAACGAGGGTGAGGAAGCTGCCATAAGTGCCCTTAATGCTGCTTTCCTTAAACAGAGTGATAGCTGGAAAAGGCTCTTTGGTGATTTAGATAGTCTTTCTGCTGCCCAGATAGACAAACTGATACACGAGATTGAAGAAAAGCTAAAGAATGCGGATCTAAAGTTGAATCCAGTAGACTATAAAGCCGTTATAGACAGTCTTAACAAGGCTAAGGAAGCTCTGATACAGAAAAATCCATTTAAGGCACTTGGATCATTCTATGATGACTATATAGCTGCAAAGAAGAAACTGGCAGATGCAAAGGCTAATCTGGCTGCTGGAAAAGGAAGCCAGAGCGATGTTGATCAAGCACAGTCCGACATAAAAAAAGCATCAAAGGGAATAACACAATCCATAGAACAAGTTACATCTATGGCTACAGAGTGCGGTCAATCCCTTGCTGATATGTTTGATACCTTAGGTATGGAGGATGCTGCTGAGGGGCTTGGTACTGCCATTGAACTTGTAGGGCAACTGGGTAATGCGGCATCCTCTGTCGGAAAATTGAAGAGCGGTGATATTATCGGTGGAGTTACTGGCATAGTTTCCTCTGTAACTTCTGTTGTTGGAATCTTTGCCAAACTACATGATAAGAAATACGAGAAGCGTATCAAAGCACTCCAGGACGAAATAGACAAACTGGAGAGATCGTACAGTCGTTTGGAGCGTGCTTTCAATAATACCTATTGGGTGTTTTCTGATGAGCAAAGAGCTGGATATGAAAAAAACATACAACTCATACAGGAGCAAATTAAGGCTCTGGAGAAAGAGGCTGAAACAGCTAAGAAAACTTGGAGGTTCGGAGATTACGCTAAAATCAACAAGGAAATAAAGGAGCTACAGAAAACTCTCCAGGCTGCTCAGGAAAAAGGAGATATGTTCTCAATATATGAGGCTCAAAAAGCCAACCTCAGGCAACAGCAAAAGGATATAGAGGCTCAAATTCAGAACGAGCGTAGCAAGAAAAAGACCAATAATGATGCTATTAAGCAATGGGAGGATCAGATTGAACAAATAAATCAGCAGATAGAGGATCTGGATAAGCAGATGATGGAAACTCTGGCAGGAACGACTGTACAGTCTGCCATTGATGAGTTTGCAAGTGCCTTAGTAGATGCTTACTGTCAGGGAGAGGATGCTGCTGAGGCTCTTGGAGAGAAAACAAAAGCCGTTCTAAAGAACGCTGTTGTTGAGGCTCTAAAAAGGCAGTTTCTGGCAAAAGGTATCAATGATGCCGTGGAGTACCTGGGTGAGGCAATGAAAGACAATAAACTTACAGATGATGAGCGTGCTCATTTCACAGCGATGGTAAACCAGGCTGGGGATCTGTTTAACACTGCATTGGATGGTATAGGCGATTGGATAAAGGATGCTGAGGAATCAGTGGATCCTCTAAAAGGTGCCGTTTCCTCTATGAGTGAGGAGACAGCAGGAGTTATCGCTGGTAGGCTAAATGCCTTTATCATAAATCAGGGAGATCAGACTGCTCAGCTTAGGGCAATACTGATTTACCAGGCTCAAATCAGTGCAAATACAAAGAGTACTGTAACTGAGCTACAGGAAATCAAGTCAGAGTTGAAAGCAATACGTAATAGCGGAAATTCTTTACTTTCACAAGGTATATCGTAATAATATGGAACTAAAACAGCTTTCGGAACAACTTAGGACAGATGGCACGGCAAAAGGGCTGTGTCAAGCATACCGAATTAGAATTAGTGGTAGCAGATCTATAGAGGATCTGGTGAGACTGTTTATCAGAGGCATAGACTTCTGTGTGATTAATGACTATCCAACCCAGGAATTTATGAGGGAGAATTTCAAGGGTAAGAGTGAGCCATACGGTGCCTATGTGGATGATGAGGTGGACGAGGCTAATCTACCCCACTGTGTTCTTAACGGACGGTGTAAGGCTTTTCTGGAATACGATGGGTACTGTGTTTCCAGAATATATGCAAGGCATGACACGGAGGGGGCTATCAATGTAGCCGATCACGCCTATGTTACAATAGACGCTTTCGATCATTCACGCCTAACAGTTGCTGTGGCTGGCAGCGATGCTAAGGTGTTGGTAAATGTATATGGTGATGCCCAGGTTGAATGTATTGGCTCTGGGATCGAGGTAACAAAGACAAACAAAAAAACATACTGATTATGATAGACAACAATTTAATACTCTGGCTACCATTCAATGATCCAGATGGCAGTGTAGCTTATGACTATTCTATAAGTCGTGCTGATGCCACATTATCAGACGGTGCGAAACTCACAAAGATACCAACAGGAAAGGCTTTATCCCTGAATGGAGGTGAGGCTATATCCTCAAAGGTGATACCTTTTAGCTCAAACTTCACAATTTACATAGTATTGCAGCCGAATGATTCTCAGCTCGGATGGTTGCTGAATTTCACTGGTGTAAATAATTACCTGGAGCAATGGATTGATGTTACACCTGGTAAATTTATAACGCTTGCTTTCGTTAGAAATGGTAATCGTTTTACCGTTTACAACAATGGACTGGAGATATATAGTAACACAATCTCAGGAACGCCAACAGGTTTCAGCATTAACGATCAAAACCTGTACGGAAGCAATGCCATGATTGATGAGGTTAGGGTGTACAACGTTGCCAAGACACTTTCAGAAATACTTGAAATATCAAAATCAATCACAAAGGATGATGTGGAGTATTATCTGGATGGCGTGAACTTTAAGGAGTATGGCGTGTATGTAAGTGATAGCAAGGGTTTGGCTGGTAGACTTGCTCGGAAAGAAGCCCTAACAGTAGACTGGGATAATTATCACGGAATTGTCAGAGATAAGAAGCGACCTCGCTTTAAGGAGAGGAATATACAACTGGAATGTTTCATAGAAGCATCCAGTAGGTACGCTTATGTGGATATGGTAAACCGCTTTTTCTCTGCTTTTGACGGAGAGGACACACAACGCCTTAAAGTGGAGTATGCAGGAATAACTAAACCTCTTGTATATGAGGTTGTATGTCTGGACGAAGCAGATCCTGTTAAGAAATGGGGAAGATACAATAAAGGAACAATGGTTGGCACATTCACTATGAAATTGGTTGAGGATGAGCCTGTAAAACGTGTACTCAGACACGTTGGAGCTGATGGATCCACAAGCACTATAACAGTTACCAGTAACAAACTGCTTAATATTCATTGGGGCGATGGTACACACACGTACAATGTATCTGGAACTCAAAAAACAGTACAGCATACATACGCTGATCAAGGAGAGTATGAGATTGTTATTACTGGTATTATTGAGGATATTGAGGAATTTTCTACTAACGATATTATAATATGGGAGAATTTGCACTGATTAAGAGGAATGGAGATATTATACCACTTAACACAAGGAAGCCATTTTGTACGGTAAAGTCTGCCCAACAAAACATATCTCTGATGGGCGATGATACAGTTTCGCTTAATATAATATCAACACAAGTTATCACTTTCGATAAGGGAGATAAAATCCTTGTCGGAGGTGATGAGTATGCTATACGCACAACAGTAAACAGGGAGGAGATTTCTGATGATTATTACTCTTATGAGCCAGTTTTTTATGGCGTGATGTACGAGCTGATGAAAAGCCTGTACAGGAACGCCTGGCTTGATGATAACGGTAAAGTAAAGAGTGATAAAAGTGTGTTTGATCTCACCTATACTATAAGGGATTTTGTAAAGGTGATAATTTACAACATGGAGAGGGATTATCCTGGATTATGGAAATTTGATGCCGGCAACTGCCCAGATACGGAAGCGATAACTATAAATTTTTCCAGACAAAACTGCCTCCAGGTACTGCAAACACTGTGTGGTAAGGATAATTTTAATCTCGATTTCAAAATCACACAAAACGGAGGTGTGCGCACTATTCATATTGGTAAGTTCGGCACAAAGATTACTCCTCCTGGTGGCAGTGATTTCTTTGAATGGGGAAAAGGTAACGGACTATACAAGCTGAAAGAGGAAAAGATAGACGATAAGACTATCAAAACAAGGCTATGGGTAGAGGGTGGTTCAACAAATATAAGAAGAGACTACAGAGATTATGCTGGGAAACTCCAGTTGCCATTCCCTCAAAGGCTAAACAAGAGAGACCATACACTTAGGGATGGAACAGTGGTAAAGGCTGGTTCTGAGCTAATAGGTATTTCAGACGATACAAAAAGGTTTTTTGAGGATGCCGAACTGGCTGCAAGGCTCGGTTCTGATGAGGATGCAGAGGAATATGATAAGATCTACCCACAACGTACAGGAGAGGTTACAGCGTTAGTATATGATGATAACAAAAATCTGGATGTAAACTCATTCATAGACGAAACTATGAATTTCGATCTGAACGCTAAGGATTCCTCTGGTACAACATATCTAATTGATGATACCTCTGCTAAGATAACATTCATATCAGGAAAGCTGGCAGGACAGGCATTTGAGGTAAAAGAAAAAGGGTACAACCATGCTCTTAAAAAATTCACAATTATACCTTTTACAGATGAGCGTGGGCTGACAACACCAACGCCAGACAACGAGGCTTTTCAGATGCAGATAGGTGATAAGTACAAGATAACCGATATAAACCTACCTAAAGAGTATGAGGATGATGCAGAAGAAGATCTCTGGTATGAGGGAATGCAGGATTTTAATGATATACGCCAGGCGAGGGCAAAATATACTCTTACACTGGATAGAATGTATTTCTTGGAAAACACGCCACGTGATTCTACTGTGTGTATATTCCAAGTAGGTGATTATGTGCCTGTACGTGATACACGTTTCGGCATAGAAAAGTCTATTAGAATAACAAAGGTACAAAGAAACCTTTTGCTGGATCAGGATTATGCCATAACCCTCTCTGACACCAATACAATTAATGTCTTAACCCAAACGGTGATTGAAGTCCAAAATCACGAAAACATTATCAATGTAAACAGATTGAGAGATCTTGCAAAAGCAAGACGAGGATGGCGAACCACCGAGGAACTTAGGAATATGGTGTATGACACGGATGGTTACTTTGACCCTGAGAATATCAAGCCTAACTCTATTGATACAAATATGTTGACTGTAGGCTCAAAAAGCCAACAGTTTATCCTTACAGGTGCAATTCTGGAGGCGAATGTAAACGGACAACCAAACCGATTTAGAGCATCTGCGTGTATTTTATCACACCTCACGATATTAGAGGATGGTATAAGAAACTGGAATATAACTGCTGCTAATTTCATATTGTCAGATAATAACGGTTACTATCTCTTTGCTAAATGCCCAAAGGATGGAGATAATGGCACGTGGTTCCTCACGCAAGACAAACTTACTGCAGAGCCAGTATCAGATCCGAATAACTACTATTTTCAAGTTGGTATATTGGGCAGCTTGCACTCTGATGATAATTTCCGTGATTTCGTTACAACGTATGGCTTTACAAGAATAAACGGCAACACTATCACTACTGGCAGGATTGTAACCAGTGATGGTGAATGCTATCTTGATCTTGATGGAAACAAATTCCGTATTGGTGATGCTACAAGTTCCATAGACTGGAATGTAAGCAGGAATAAAGCTATTACACTCAAAAATGTAAGTGTGGTTAGCGAGAGTGGCGATGTTTCGCCTTTAGGCGTGTACAGAGGAGTTTGGAATGTAAAATATACATATTATCTAAATGATGAGGTAAGTTATACTAATCTAAAAACTGGTGCTATCAGCACATACCGTTATATTAATCCTAAACCAAGCGCAGGGAATGTACCGACAAACTCAGTATATTGGGGGATTGTAGCTAAAGGTGCTGATGGTAGAAATGGAACAACATATTACACATGGATAAAATATGCCGATGATGCCTCTGGTAATGGGATGTCTGATAGCCCAAGTGGTAAGGCTTATATAGGTTTTGCCTATAACAAAACAACGCCAACAGAAAGCAATACACCTGGTGATTACTCATGGACACTATTCAAGGGTACTGATGGAACAAATGGTATTAACGGACAGCCAGGAGAAGATGGCAAAACATACTATACTTGGATAAAGTATTCTGATGTGGCAAATCCTACATTTTCCTCACAGATATATGACACTCCAAGATCGACTACTGAGTATATAGGTATAGCTGTAAATCAGATAACGATAACAGAGAGTACAGATCCGAGTAAATATACATGGAGTAAGTTCAAAGGAGATCAAGGTGTTCCTGGAACTCCTGGTGCTGATGGAGCAAATGGAACAAATGGTACCGATGGCAAAAACGGAGATTTTACAGAATATCGCTATGCTGTAAACGGATCCAAAACCTCACCTCCAGTTCTAACCGTTATAAGCCGTGAACCAAATGGCTGGAGTACTGCAATGCCAACTGTTAGCAGCTTGAAATATCTTTGGCTTACAACTGCCAAAATTAGCGGACAGACAAATAGCTTACTTTCAAACTGGACTACCCCGATCCGTGTAACACCTTATGATGGTACCGATGGCAAAAATGGCGAGGTGGGACCTGCATTAATATTCAGAGGAGAGTATGACGATTCTAAAACTTATTATGGCAATGCAAATCGTATAGATGCCGTTAAATATAATAATCATTACTATGTTGCAAGGATTGATGCTGGATCTTTTTCTGGCACACTTCCAACAAATACAGGGAAATGGAATGATTTTGGATCGGAGTTTGAAACGGTTGCTACAAATCTGTTGCTTGCAGAGGGTGCAAATATCGCTGGTTGGATATTCCGTGATGGGAAATTGTATTCACAAAATGGCGATTTTTTTCTCAATGGAGCAACAGGTGAATTTGGTGGAATCATACGATCAAGTCTATTTTATGGGAACTCTAAAACGATTACTGAAAGTGCATCAGGTAATACGCTTTACGAGATAAAGCCAGGTATAGACTATGCACAATGGTATCTAATCAACGAGCCAAATAGAAAGATATATATATTATTACCAAAAGCAAAAGATTGGGATGGTCTTGAATTGACATTTTTTATAAAGCAGTCATATTGGCAATATGATGTAAATACGACACATATAAAGACTCAGAACGGAGAATATATGTATTGTAAACAAAATATATATAATTTTCATGCAACTGATAACAGCAATAGATATATATATGTAGAGGATTTTAATGCAAACTATAAGGGAGATAATAGTTCATATTGGATGATGCAACCTAACATGCCAATACGTTTCAAATCAATCCTCGGTGCATGGTATTGTATTGATGGCTTATGGACTGGCGAATAATATAGACAATATTAACCAGGTAAACAGGGTGATGGCTGGATCATCCTGTTTACAAAAGAAAGGAGGTGTAAATGAATTGAGTACATAAAACAACATTAAAGTGCTAAAAATCTTGATTTACCGACACTTTATAGCTTCAAAATGTGTTTAAGAAACACATTTTTATTAACTTTGCAGTCAGATAAAACCATATAATATGGACAACGATATGTATAGCCTAAGGATCCTTTCTAAGGGAAAGATAGAAAACCTTTCGGGTGGGTTCTCTCTTAACGGAGTACCTTTCTCCATTTATGTGCGACCTAAAAAGGTTACAATGGAGCACGATACTCTGGTTGATTGTAGGCTCCTATGCGATAGGGAGGCGAGTGAGTTTCCAGTGCCTATAAATGACTGGACACCTGCAATGATAGTAGAAATTTCCCCAGATGCTATCTTGCTGAGTGATTTTGATGTTTACTGGGGAGCTGGTGAGAAAATATAAAAAATATGGGTTTACTATTAGGAAGTGGCTCAACTAAGCCACAATACCCCTACGATATGTGGTATGGAGTACAGGGAGATTTCACAAGTAAGGACTACAAACTTAAACGAGTTGGAAACCTGGACTTGCACCGCACATTACCTATCCAGGAAAAGCTGAGACGCTTTGTCGAAAATGAGGATGGTTCTGTAAAATATTACCTCGGAGCAAATGACAGCCGTAAAAAGTATTCAGGAGCTGCTGCTATACTGGATAGTACCGATGGTAATGTAATGCTGGAGAAACCAGATTATTATTTACGTGTAGAGATAGAGGGCACAAAATGGCTCAGGGCTATTTCTGAATATCCTCTGCCAGGATTCATTAAGATGGAGCGTAAATCTGTCTCTCCCTGGTATGGATCGTACGATCAGGAACTTAAAAAGGCTGTATCTGGATGTTGGCTAACATGGAGCGAAAATGATATAGCCAGAGACGATGATGGCTATCCTATCTTTACAGAAAACGCCACACGTTTTAGGGGAGGAAATAACGATGCAAGCCGTGATGGAACTTACAGGAGCAACTTGGGTATGGCTCGTACAAACTGTAGCAAGGCAACTGTAAGAGGATGGTGCAATGCTGCTGGTAATGGCATACATCATGGAGCGTATAGGGTTTACAATGAAATTGCATGGCTCCAGCGAATAGAATACGCATCTATGCACTGCCAGGACACCTATAATGCCACACTAACTGATGATGGTTTCCACCAGGGAGGACTTGGTAGCGGTTGTTCTGTAGATGGAAATGAATGGAATACCCACAACGGATATAATCCTTTCGTTCCGTGCGGAGTTACTGCAATTCTGGGCAATAACACGGGTAAGGTGTCATATACTATCAAGAACTGGATGAACACCTCAGACAAGGTGGTACAGGTAACATCATACAGAGGTCTGGAAGTACCGTATGAATATCTTTGGCTACTTGCTGATGATGTCCTTATATGGAATAAACCTGATGCGTCTGTAGCTTATGTATGTGAGGATCCTACTAAGTTCACAAGCCACTCAGATAATGCCACAACAGTGCCTGATGGTTATATTGCCATATCTGAGCTACCTCTTGCAGATTGTTATCCGTGGACTTTGGCACAATCAATTAATGGGTATTCATTCCCAGATAAAAGTGGAGGATCACCAACAACTGGTATATGCGATCAGCTCTGGACTGCTTATGATGATGGAGGTAGAGGCTGGTATGGTGCCTTGCTGTCTGCGTCTGCGACTTTTGGTGCGTCTGCTGGTTTCGGTTGTCTGTATACGGGTCATCGTTCCTCGTATTCGTATGCGAACCTTGGGTTCCGCTTGTGCCGTGGATAAAAAACGGCTGCAAAACACGGTGGGCGGTGCGTTTTTGAAAATGCACCTCCCATCATAACAAAAAGAGCGTTCTTTGAAAAAAATAATATAAACGGTTGCGGAGATCAGGTGCCTTGCTGTCTGCGAATGCGAATAATGGTGCGAATGCTGGTTTCGGTTATCTGAATACGAATAATCGTTCCTCGAATTCGAATGCGAACATTGGGTTCCGCTTATACCGTGGTTTTCTCCTTTTGAATAAAGATATGATAACTGTTCAGATCTCTGCAACCCTACCTCACAGAGGCTGCTGGCACTGCTGGCAGTTGGTAAAACAAGAGTGTTTTTGATAGGGTGTTAGTAAGAAATTGAAAGCTCCCAATTAAAGCAACGGCACAATACAATGGCAAAAGAGGTTAAAGATAATAGGAATGAGTATAACCCATCAATACATTATGAGGATTTTGATGATGTCGGCTATTATATAGGTGGCACTGGTAAGATGCTTATTTCCTCAGGAAAGAAATTGAAAAATGTATATGAGCTGCTGTATTCTAACGCTAATCTGATAAGGTCTCAATATACTGCACAGAGGGGCAAAGGTGATAGGACAGAGATAAAGAATTTCAATGATAACATCTGCGAAAATCTGGATTACATCTATGAGATACTAAGTACTGAGAGCTATACACCTGGAGAATATAGAATAAAGGTCATTTATGAGCCAAAGGAAAGGGTTATAATGATCGCTCCATTCTTTCCAGACCGAATAATCCACCACTGTATAATCAATGTTTTGTCGAAACATTGGTATCATATATTTATCGAAAATACATACGCTTGTATAAAGGGGCGTGGCATTCATAAATGTATGGAGGATGTACACAGAGCACTGGTAACAGATAGGGCTGGAACTAAATATTGCCTAAAGATTGACATTAAGAAATTCTATGATAATGTTGATCACTCAGCACTCAAAAAGATTATACGCTATACCATAGCGGACGAAAGGCTGCTGAGGCTGTTGGATAAAGTAATAGATAGTAACGGTAAGGAAAAGGGATTGCCAATAGGCAACTTCACAAGCCAATATCTGGCAAACCTCTATTTATCCTATTTCGATCACTGGGTAAAGGAGGAGCTGCGCATACAATATTATTTCAGATATATGGATGATATTGTGGTGCTTGAAAGAAACAAGGAAAAGCTGCATCTTATCCTGGATATGTTTGGGCTGTACCTCGGTGCTGAGTTGAAAGTGGAGATAAAGTCTAATTGGCAGATATTCCCAGTTGATGATCGGAGTATCGACTATGTAGGCTTTAAGCAGAACCACTACGGAATCTTACTCAGAAAAGGAATCCTGCTGCGTTTCTATAAGAAACTGGAGCAAACACAGAAACGATATGAGATCAGTAATGAGAGTGATATTAAGCACCTATTCCCATCTGAATATGGCTGGATAATTAGATGTGATAAGGAGCATAGTGATTTCATATTTAATAAATGCTTAAACAATGGAACAAAAAAATGTATTGACTACAGGGCTGTTGGTTAAAGAAATGCCACCTGTAATTTTAGACCTGAACAACGGTCAAGGTACATTCCTGTATAATCACAACATACAGGAGGTGGATCTTATTGAGGATGAGGGTGGTGCTCCAAGAGTGGCAACAACCGATAAAGATAAGGCTGATGCTACTGGCAAAGGCTATCTCTATGATAGTGTAAGGGTTGAATACCCAAAAACGGCAGACAATATTTATGGTACGCTGCTTTCGGCTAAGTACCCTGCTAACACGGAAAGCAAGTTACAAAACGAGTACAACAGTGCCGTGCTTGGACTGCTTGATGAGGCTGCAAAGGAGCCTTATGTTGCTTTCCTTTCTGACCGTCTTGTTATACGAAAGATGGTTGATGATGATTGTGCTAACTATAATATCCCCAATGACCTATGAATCAGAATATAGAGGATTTTGTGGATGAGGTTTCGCAAGGAAATAATGATCTCTTTGATTGCGACTTTACATCTATAGATGCTGTTATCAACGAGATTACAGTGTTTACTGGTTGTGCCGAAAGGCAGACAGAAAACGGTGTGAGAACGCTGGTAGCTTACGGTGAGGGCTACAACAGATCCGCTTTCTTTACGGACAGTAAGAAGTTGAAAGATGTCTTTGCAAGCCCTAACAGGCACTATCCGATGAGAGCCGTAATCAAAGTGGTACGATATGGCAATATGTTCGGTTTCCGTGTGTTCCCTCCTAATACTCCTATTACACAGGAGGACAGAGAACTGTTTGAGAGCTATAAACGTAACAAATGGAGGAAGCGGTAATGGTAGATGATGCTGTAAATGTCGCAAAAGGGATCAGCGATGTAGGTATGATGGCTATTACTTGTGCATTCTTTCTGATCCTATCGGCAATGCTCATGGTAGCCTGTTTCAAATGGTTCAAGGCTATAATAAACAGTATGATCTCAGACAACAAGAAACTGATGTCTGAGCTGCTGGACGAAACGAAAAGGCAGAATGAACAACTTACCGATATATCCGAGGGGTTGCGCCCAGAAACCTTGCTGCGAATAAAAAACACCTCAAATACATTCTTTGACCTTGCAGTAGAGCGTGTTTGTCGTATCATTAAAAAGGTACGAGAAGAAAATCATATCGTAGATAAGGAGGCTACCAGGAGTAAAATCCACACTCTTGTATGCAACCTACACGATGATCGTAACAGTAGGTTTGACTGCTACACATATAGAGGAAAGCGTTTAACCTACTACACCTCTCCAGACTGGGTGGAATGGGTATCAGAGGTGATAGAGAGTGAGGTGTATAACGAGACTATTAACAATGGCAGGGCATACACTAATGTTACTGCTGTCTATGATAGAATCAAGCTGGATTTCTACCATAGATTGAATGATTTTTGATTATGAAAATACTTATAGACAATGGGCATGGGGCTAATACCCCAGGTAAATGCTCTCCAGACAAAATTCTCCGTGAATACGCCTATGCACGTGAAATAGCTTGCATGGTTGTATCAGAGCTTAAATCAAAAGGGTATGATGCTGAGAGGCTTGTAAATGAAAACAATGATGTATCTCTGGCTGAAAGAGCAAGGAGAGCTAATGAGTGGTGTGGCAAACTTGGATCCAATAATGTGATTTTAGTTTCGATACACTGCAATGCTGCTGGAAATGGATCGTGGATGCAAGCTGGCGGTTGGTGCGCTTACACCTCTCCAGGAAAAACAAAAGCTGATAACCTTGCGACAAAATTGTACAATGCTGCTGATACAGCTCTTGCTAAATATAAAGAGGTGTTTCCAGTGCTCAAAACAAAAGGTGAGTACGGATCAGCACAAAAGCCTATCCGAACCGATTATGCAGATGGAGATCCAGACTATGAGGCACGCTTCTATATCCTTGTTAAGACCAAGTGCGCTGCCGTGCTGACAGAATCGCTTTTCCAAGATAATAAGGCAGATGTCGCTTTCTTGCTTTCTGACGATGGCAAAAAAGCTATTGCCAAATTGCACATAGATGGTATAATTGATTATCTGAAATCGGTATGAAAAAATATCTAATTATTATTTGCCTGGTGCTCGCTACACTGAGTGCCTGGCTTTCTCATAGCCTTGTTAAAAATAGGGCTGAATGTAAAAGGCTCCAGAGTAATCAAGAGGCTCTTATGAAAAGTGTTGAGCTTTACGAAACACAAGCTGGAGAAAGTGCTGCCTCGGTAAACAGGTTACAACTTAACTATGATGATCTGGAGAGACACTATAATAATGTATGTCTGGAGGCTAAAAATCTCGGTATAAAGGTGAAACGGCTGCAATCAGTAGCTCAGACAGGAACACATACTGATATTAAAATCCAGACAGAAGTAAAGGACAGCATCATATATGCCTATAAAGAAAATCTGGTATATATAGATACCGTAAAATGGTTTTCATGGCATGATCCTCCCTGGGTTGATATTACTGGAGTTATAGATAGTGGCAGGGTAAATCTAAATGTGCAATCAGTAGATACTTTGTTACAGATTGTACATAGAGTACCCAAAAGGTTCTTGTTTTTCAGGTGGGGAACTAAAGCTATAAAGCAAGAAATAATCAGCAAAAACCCACATGCGAAAATTATATACTCCGATTATATAGAACTCAAAAAATAGCTTTCTGTAGAATAACTATATTTAATCCGTACTGACTGTGAAGTTCGTGCGGATTTTTTATTTTACTATTTACTGAGTAAATTTTTGCTGGATTAAAGAAAAGTAGTACCTTTGCATTACCGATCTTAAAAAATCGGTGTTGCATTTGCACCTCCGATCCATCTTTTGGAAAAGAGGTGCTTTTTTTGCAAAAATAGACAGAAATTCTACAATAGTTCTACAAAAATTACAAAAATACGTGTAACTCTCTGATAATCATAGGATGAGACAAGTCTCTCCTAAAGATTAGATTCGGGTTCGATTCCCGATGAGACCACACTCCTGATAATATAAATCCTACACTCATTCTTATATCCATTTGACTGCGTTGCCACAACGCCGTCGGACTCATATATATATACAGTGAGTTCGGCTCACCCGATAAATCCGGAGGGATTACGTTCACCACAGAGGCACAGCGGACACGGAGATTTATATGTCATTACAAAGTCAGAGCATATAACTGAAAGCATAGAGGGCACGGAGACGGCAATTCACCTCATTGCCTCCAAAATTCTTGTAGGCTCTGTGGCCTCCTGATGCCTCAGGCATCTGCTCAATAAGCGAATATTACCGGGTGAATAAAGCTCCGTGGCCTCTGTGTCTCTGTGGTAAGAAATTATTTAATCAGATATAATCTGTCCCCTGTATTTTTCAGTTGAGCAGTAATGTTCTGAAAGTGGCAAGATATGTGTCGGATATATAAGAAAAGGGGTTGCACCGCAATCGGCGCAACCCCTTATATCTATATATGCATTACTAATGCAATCAGTGCTTTACCTTAACGGCTGCACCATTAATCATCACGACATATACCTGTCCTGTAGGAGCGGAAATCTTCATAACGTCCTTAGATGCAGTCATCTGTGCTACAGACATTCCATTGACAGTATATACCTTGACAACATCGCCGGCCTTGAGATTCTCTATCTGAATGAATCCGTCAACATTAGATATTGTATAATCATGGTTTTCTACAGAAACAATACCGGTAGTCTCAACGACATCCACCTCATGAGCGAACTCATAAGTAGCGATGAGTGAAGACTCCTCGGCCACCTTCTTAAGAGTATATGCGTTGTCCACAACATCAGCGGTAACATCCTTGCCGTTGAGAGTAAGACTTGCGAGCGTCCAGTCGGCAGCAGGCTGCAATGATACGGTAGCGTCGCGGCCTTCGAGCACCTCGAAAGAAGTCTTTGCAAAGTTCACGAGTTCCACGTTAATCTTCTGCTTTGGCATCTTCACCACCTGATACTCTATCTCCATATAGCGGTTGAAATCAGCATCATACGCTGAACCGATGGCAAAAGTGGCACGCGGAACGCAGAGAGTATACTTGCCCGGCTCTGTGATAGCCTTGTCGAGATTGAACGTCATCTTCACAGCCTTATAGTCGCCCATTGGCAATGTGCTGATGTCGCGTCCCTGAGCGTCATACTGCACCTGAGAATTAAGGTCGGCTGTTGCTACTGTCTCGCCATTCTCGTTTACAACGTATGGTTTGCCTGTGCCATTAAAGCCGACACCTCTTGTCTCGTTAACAGTAAATTCATAAAGTTCCTCTATCATACCTGTAGCAGGAAGGATGCTTACTGCCGGCCAAGTGAGGTAGCATCCATAATATGCAGTAGTGTAAGAACCGGCCTCAACGCCGTTAGTTCCCTCAACTACACGTCCGTTAGCATCCTTTGCAGAAATCATGAACATATATTCAGCTGCGGCGCTTTTCCAGAACGAACCCGGATATATGGTCCATATTGTCTTGTCTGCGTTTGGCTTAATATCGGTGAACGTATACGTTGAAGCACCTTGTCCGCCTTCTGACGCTGTACATTTCACACTTTCTACAGGAGCCGAGAATGTGACAACGATAGGAGTTGTGACGTCTGAGATTTCAGCAGTAGGTGTTGAGATGTCTGAACCCTGTCGTGTAGTCGGAGTTATCGATACGATCTTAGCTTCACTAAACTTATAAGGCTCTGACGTACCTGTGAATTTAATCTCTACCGGTCCCCAAACCTTGTTGGCCGGGTTGTTGGCATTGTTAGAACTGTAAGCGGTTATGACCGCAGTGTATTCGGTGTCTATAAAGAATTTGTTGACAGACTTGCCGGCAACAGCAGTCTTATACTTACCGGCAGCAGGATCTACCTCAATATTTGTGTTAAAAGGATTGTCATAAATCTCCATTCTGCGGATAGTGTTGCCGTCTTTATCATTGAAAGCCAATGTGAGCATCACAGCCTCAGGAATGGGATTGATGTTTATTACAATCGGGTCTCCGCTCGTTATCTGATCGAGAGCAGGATTTTCCGCAAGCATATTAGAGGTCTTCACAGTGAAGCTTGTCAGCTCCAACTGGGTCTCGTCACCGCCACCCTGCTCATTACTGTTGGTATAAGTCCAGACAAAGTCGGCAGCCTCATTGCTTTCACCGTTGAGAGTCAGGAAACCTGCCGGCACATGAAGAGTATAGACCCCCGACTCTGTGATCTCCTCATTGCTGATCTTAACAATGATGTCATTGCCATATTCCATTTCATAGAACATCGAGTTGATCTCTATATCCTTACTATACCCTTTATCGGAAGTAAGCGACAAGGTAGAGCCTGCAACGGTCGCGCCATACTCCGCCATAGTGATGTTGACGTTCGGGAATTTCGTCGCGTTCTCAAACGAGCCATCGGGTGCGACTTTAACAGTTGCGCCATCAGCGGTGGTATTCATAGCATTTACCGTAAAGTTAACGGCAGCTTGAACAGGGGGAGCAGAAGCCAACAGGGCTACCGCAACCACGAAAAGAGATTGTAAAAACTTTCTCATAAGATAATAAAATTTTAATGTATGTATAAAAAATAAACATTGCAAATATAATATAAATATTTCATATTCACAATAAAAATACTTATTTATATATAGGTATATGCCAGGGTTCATCCGATAAATGCAGGGAGACACCCGGTTTCGGCCGAACAGCATAGTACTATGGCGCAGTACTTGAGTAATTCGGGCGCAGTACTCGAGTAATTCGGGTGTAGTACTCGAGTAATCGGGGCTTGAATACTCAAGTAATTTGGGCGTAGTACTCGAGTAATTCAGCCTTAAAT